CGGTATCGCTGAGAGCGATATTCCTTGGTTATCGGTGATGTCGATAGTCCCCGCCGCGACGGTACCGGACTCCTGCTTGTCGTGGCGTAGATAGGTCATGGCAAACTGATAGGTTCCGCCTTTCAACACCCCGTTCGTTGCCGCGGCCGTGGGTTGCCCGGTTGGAGGCACGAGGCCCCAAGTCCGGCTCACTCCATTCTGCACGACGCCCGTATCCACCCCGTTCGAATAGAACACGCGCTGCGCAACGCCGGTATACGCCATGTCAAGCACAGGTGCCAAATTCGAACGCAACGTAGTGACAGAAAAGTCAGGCTGAATCTGGACCAGGTTGGTCTCGCTCCGCACCGCCAACGCCGTCGTACCGTCGCTCCATAATGATTTGCACATCCCAATAACCACCGGGACGCTGTAACCCTTGCGCCGCGTGACGCGCCCCGAATCGTCAATATCCACGTTCGAAGCGGCTTCGAGATCCCCGAGCCCGAACCGATCGCTCGGCACCGTGTTGCGCAGACCGAGAAACTGGGAGTGCTCTGCGAGACCTTCTTTTGGGTCCAGAGGCATCACTGCACCATGAAAAGTGGGCGAGCCGCAACCGTCCGCAACCGGAGGGGGGACTGCGAGACGGTCGGATAAAAACGCTCACCCATAAACTTATCGGAGCACCGAAGTTGCAGAAGAAAACGCCCAGCGGGAATTATCGCGTTCGGCACGTTGGCGATCCTGACGGAACTCGAGCACCTGACGATGGAAGTCGGCGAGCAAGAGGCGCCCTTCAGCCTTTTGGTCAGAGTCCACGTTGGGGAGCAAGAGACACCGGGCCGCGGCGTAGTCCGCCAGGGCCATGTGTTGCTCCTCGGGGATCTCGGGCGACTTGTCGAGATTATCCAACGACAGTGCGTTGATCGGCATGCGCGCGACACGCAAGTACAATTGCACCCCATTCTCGGTGAGCGATGGCGCGGGCCATACGCGGAAGGCGCGCGTGCCCGAATCCGTCGCGAACGCAATTGACGCACCTGGGGGGTTGTTCCCCGCACCGGCTAAACTCGCAGCCTCACCGCGGTCGAACGCGTCGGCGGAAGGCGGCGTGGGGTCGCGCAGCCCGAGATCGCTCCATCGGCCCAATGGACCGTCCTGCGTGGCAGGCGTTAAATCGTACACACGGAGCACTGACGGATGCAGGGGGTAGAGAATCTTGCCAGTTTGAAGCGTGATCACGCCAGCGGGCGCGACGCCGTACTCGATGATGGACCACGCGCGCCGGCAGATGATGCGCTCGCCTTCTGCCAGAAAACGAACTATGGTCGCATCGGACCAGAGTTCGTCGGGGTCGCCGTCTACGAGATCGGTGCGATCATCGAGGTATACTGAGGCGACGTAATCGAGGAGTTCGCTGAGTACCAATGCTCACACCTTTACGCGGCCATGGCCATGGTCTGCAGTTGCTGGGCCGCCAGCGCGCGTTCGCCGGCCATAAAATCTTTATATTCAGTGGGCGTGGCCTTCCCTTTGAACTGAAAAGGAAAACGCCGTCTGTCACGAATGATCAGCCCTCCGGCGCTTTGAGTGCAGGTAGAACTCACCGCGTGCTCCAGGCATTCCGTCACGTACACATGCGGGAGAATGATCTCTCTTCCACGCGGCGCCCTGAGTGTATAGCCATTTAGCCCTAGCGGAACCCATGGCAGGGCGTTCACATCCTGATCTTCATAAATTTCCACCTTGTCGTAGTCGGCCGGCCAGCCGCTCAGATCGGTAGGCAGCACCTCTTCGCGCTTCTTCGCCTTTTCCTCGATCACGAACGCCGCCAGCATCTCGGCGTCGGACTGCTGGGCGGCGATCTGCGTCGCTTGCGCGCGCAGCCGCGCGATACGTTGTTCTTCGGTTTCTACGGCACCTTCAACCGGTGCGCCAAACCCTGCATTTTCGTTCATGCGACCTCCTGGTTAATCAGTTTCGGCCGCCGCTTCCGCGAAGGCCGCGTCAAACTCACCCGCGGGCGCGCTCTCGAGCGCCGTGCGAACAAGCTTCAGAACTTCGGCAACCGTCTTGCACGCGTACTCTTTAGTGCAATCGCCCATGTAGAGCGAGGGTGCCATGTCACCAGCCGCCTTCTTCGCAGTGGCAGTCTTCTTGGCCATCTCAGCGAAGTCGGGCACTTCTACTTCGTACCCGGCGTCGAGGATCTCAACCTTGATGCAGCAATCGCTCATGCTCAGCCTCTTCATCTACCCCGCCGACCGAAGCCGGCGAGGGGCACTCCCTGATTAGCCTTCAACGATCCAGATCGTCGTTTGCGCGGCGATGATGAGGATATCAGCCTGAACCGTGATGATGCCGGCCGGAGTACTATCAGCAGTACCGCCGCCACCATTCGAGCCCCCGGCTGCGTCGCCGACGGTCACAGTGAACACGTCGGTTTCAAGCGACGGCGAACCGTTGGTGATAGTTTCAATGCACTGGGTAGAGGTCATGCCTTCGAACCACTCTTGCTGGCTGCCAGAAGTCGTATTGATTAGCAAGATATGCTTCGGGGCGAACCCGAGTGTGAGCGTCAAAACGCTGGACGAGAACGATGCGTTGGTGGTCGTAGACACGTCCGTTGCGACGGTGGCCGGGATAATCCATCCCGTGACCCGCTGGACGTGAAGAGAATCGGTGTGGCTGATGTTTGCGGTGGGTGTGGTCATTTAAATCTCCTTGAAAGGGTTCAGTGGAGGGGGCCGAAGCCCCCCGCCGTTTGATTACGCAGTCACCGCAACTTCAAGACGATAAATCCAATTGTCATTGAGGATGACACTCGTCGTCGCAGTCTTCCAGCCGAGCGTGCCGCGCTGGTTGATCGGGTCAGCCACGCCCGAACTTCCGGGATTGTGCGCAATCAAACTCATCGCGCTGGAACCCTTCAGCGGCACAATGCCGTAGGCATCCTTGCTGATGTAGAGCACCGGGTACACGTCGGCATGAACGCCATCACCGATCGCGCGCATCGCGCCCTTGGCACCGCCGACTGAACCACTGCCGGCGAACGGCGCCGCCAGGATTGAACGCACGTAACGCACGTCATCAACCGCGCCGATTTCATTGGCCCACGGCTTGGTGTTAGCCGCGTACTGCTTGACCGAGATGAACCCTTGCATATTGCGGATGTCGTTCGAGACGTCGGGATGGCACACGGCCACGAACGCAGCTTCGATCGGCTCCGTGCGGAACGACGGGCTCGAGCTCACAACCTCGGTGAGATACAACCCGCGCTGACGCCACAACGCGGCGGTCGCCACGCGTTGCGCGGCCAGGCTGATGGGTGTGTTCACCGTCGCGCGCGTGCCGTTGGCGTAGCCGACTTGGCTCCCGCCCTTCAGGACGTTGTAGCGAATGGTCTCCATCGACTCCGCGGCTTGCTGCACGCACAGAGAACCGTATTCCTTGAGGATCGGGTCCTGGTGGGTGTCGAGCATGAAGCCGGTGTATGGGATGAACTGCCCGTACTCGGCCAGCGTCGCGGTGTAGTCGGTGTACGTCGGCTTGTTGCCGCTCGGAGTCACACCTTCAACGAGTGCCGTGATGGCAAGAGGCAGCGCCTCGTACCGACGGAACTTGGCGACGATGGATGAGTGGTTCGGCAGCACATAGGTCTGGCCGAATTTCTCGAACACCATCGCGGCGTCGTGCCGTTTGAGAAGTGGCGCGATCGCGTACGCCTGGACACGCGGGGATAGTTCGTTGTATGTTTGGACAGGAATAGTCATAGCAGCATCCTTCTAAGGTTATGAATGTATTTCGCTTTTTGCCCTAGCGGACCCTGCTATGGGGTCCAACATGGTAGTCGTTAAATTTCTTACACCGGCTTAATGTTGAACGTGATACTTCCGACAGCAGCCGTCGGGGTGCCGGCCAGTGTCCAACCGAGGCTGTCACCCGCCGCCAAAGTAGTCGCAGTAATGCCGACCGTAGTTGTGATATCAGCGGTAGTCGCAAGGTTGAACGATCCCGTGCTCACCTGCGTGCCAGCGGACATCGCCGTCGCAGATCCAACCTTCCAGAACGTGAGCGACGCGGCCGTGGTGGCCGCGACAGTCGTGCGTCCTTTGATATCCACCACCTGATACGCGCGATCAGCGGTGAACGCCGCGCCGTCAGTTACGATAGTGCTGATGTAAAGCATGGGCACCGGTGTCGTAAACGCCGTCTCCGAACCAGAAGTACCGACAGAAAGGGATGTGGCCTTTACCGCACCCAGATTTTGGTTTGCGTCAGCGATCTGCGCTTTGCTTGCCACGACCGTGCCACCGGTTCCCGCGCCGGCCAACGTATTCAGCTCCGTCTGGGACGCTGATGTAGCCGTTCCTGTCAGATTATTGGCCGAGACATACCAGTGAGCAGCCGCGCCGCCAACATCGCAACTATAAACTGCGGTCGAGCCAGCACTTTGTGAAAACGCCTGTGTGGTCACAGTCAGCGCGTTGATCTGGCCGCCCGTGTTTGGGTACACCAGGAGAGCCGAAGCCGCGACGGTATTGACCACCGTGACCGTCATGCCGACTTCGCCGGGCGGCAACATCACGCCAACAGCGCCATCGGCGGCGAGAACTAGGTTCCTGCCCGCGGTCAAAGCCACAGCATTAGCGTACGTAGAACCGAGAGCCGTGATGGTATCAACCCCCAGCAAGGTGTGAAACAAACGCTTGGTGGGCAGATCGATCTGCGAGGCGGCAATTGCAAGTTTGGAAAAGGACGCTCATGTGAGGGGACTCCTAAAGTTGTGGGCGCTGCATCATCGTTCACCGTCAGCCAATGCTGCAGCTTCAGCAAAGGCCCCGTCAAAATCATTTTTATCAACCGAGCCAGCCGGCACCGGTGTCGTGCGGCGCCCGCTCACGGGCAATAAACTGTCGGCGTCGGTCGGTCTCACGGGCGCGGGGGGCGAGACTGGAGCAAGCACAGGAGCCAGCACCGGGGCTGGGGTTGAAACTGGGGGCCTGGTCTCTGCTTTGAAGCGGTCAACCAACTTGATAACGTCACTCGTGCGTCCTTCCTTGAACGCCTGCTCTAAACCAGGCCGATCCAATGAGTCTTTTGCGGCGATCCACGGCTCGAGCAGCGGTCGGACTTGTTCGTAGTCCGGGTGCTTCGCTTCGATCCGTTCCAAGTGCCGCTCAAGCGAATCTTCATTAAATCCCTGTTCGACAGGAGTTATACGCCTATTCATTTGATCATACAATGATAAAGCCGTGTTGTATACCCTCGCGTTGACTTCCCGCTCTCTGGACTTCAGCAAAGAGTCCACTGCCATGGCGAGCTCGGGGTAGTCGACTTTCATCTTCTCAAGCGATGCTTTCTCCTGATCCGAGGGAGTGTACGCCTTGATCGACTCTTCGAACGCCTCGCGTTGCGTCTTTTGTTCGGGGGTTTCGACGGGCGCGGGAACCGGCACGGGAACCGGCACGGGAACCGGCACGGGAACCGGCACTGGGGCGGCGACAGGCGGCGCGGGCACCGGAGCGACTGGTGGGGTGACCGGTGGGGTGACCGGTGGGGTCGGCGGGACAACGACGGCCTCCGGCGGCGCGGGCGGCGTTACCGGAGCAACTACGACGGGCTCCGGCGGCGCGGGCGGAGGGACAACGGGCTCCGGCGGCGCGGGCGGCGGAACAACGACAGGCTCCGGCGGCGCGGGCGGCGCTATCCCTGTCTCGGTCGCTTCTGCCGCCGCTGCTGCTTCTGCGAACATCGCATCATAGTCTTCCCCCACCACTTCATTAACCATTACGCACTCCCTTTAGCTTTAATTGTCGGTCCCACATCAATCATCTTGATCAAGCGCTTATACGCCCGGATTTCCCCTTGCTCTCGCACGAGGTCGTCCCCTTCCATGTTTGTCCATGAACTATTCTCGCACCGCTCCCACAGCCACTGCCGCAGGTTCTGGAGCCCAACCTCACCACGAAGCTGGAATATCGTGGTCTCCTGCGCAAACGTCTCGGGCTTGCTTATGCTCATTTCGCCGGTCCTTTCAGTTTGTTCTTGTCGGCCTCGATCTTCGCAGCGTCGTTCTCGAGCCTGAGCCCGCCGTGGATCGCCTGCACGATCAGCTCGAAGTTGTCTGCGGTGATCGACGCGTCAGCCTTCTTCGCCTTCGCTACGTTCTGCATCGCGTTGGTCAGGATCTCTTCGACCTGCGCGCGCACGAGCCCTTCTTGCAACGCAACCTGTGCCTGCTGCGCGTCCTGCTGGGCTTTGATCATTGCGTTTGCCTTGTCCTCATCTTCTAGAATTTCCGAGACGGGCAGGTCGTGCGCCTTCATGCGTTCCTCGAGCAATTTCCGAGACTTGATGTGCGGCTGCTCATCCGGCGTCACCGTCTGCCGGAACGTGTCGAGCGCGAGAGACAGAACTTCCTTCGCGATCAAACTGGTCGACCCACGCGCAATCACGTTATGATCCCCGTCGCGGGCAGGGTCCGGGTCATACTTCATGTTCCACGCGACGAGCGCGTTCATCGCAGAGATTGTGAACGTGTCGAAGTTGCGCACCGTGTCCCGGACGGGGAGCGCCGCGGCGCCGAGAAACATGCTCGCGTTGCGCTGCGTTCGAAGCGCCTCGGACCCACCACCCGAGACATCCCCCAAAGACGGGGGCGGCAGGCCGGACTCCTTGCCCGCGGACTCAATAAATACCGCGCGCAACGCGAGGAGGTCAGGTATGTGACTGTCGATACTGAGGTTGGCTACCGCAGAACTTAGGTTCTGGTTTCCAGAAAGCGACTCCACATGGAACGTCGCGTGCTTCCGTATGCTCAGATCCTGGCCCGGCGCCATGATGTCGTCGTTCATGATGGCCATCGGGCCAATCACCGAGGCGTTGTCAAGCGCGGCGCGCGTAACTTCACACGCTCCCATTTGCGAATCGCGAATCACATCGCACTGCCCGTTACCAAGCAATGACAAATCGTCTTCCTCGAACATGAATGTATGGTACTGCGGGATCGGGCCGAGCGGCGCGAGCTTCGCCTTGATCACCACATTGTCGATCATCCACGAGTTCGCGTGGAAGCTACGGCCGAGGTCGGCGTCACTCACCGTCGCGCCTGAAGCGCGCAGTTCGTGCCCAGTTACGTTGCCCCAGTACGAAATCACTTCGTACTTGCGGCCCTCGCGCTGCGCGTATTTGCGATCGCTCTTGGGTTCCCCTTTCAGTTGCGTCTCGAACCACAGCGATTGAAAGTTACCCGACTCATTTTTGCGCAGCCATTCCAGGATCTGCGGCGCGAGGAAGTCGGGACGCAGGGCAAGCGCTTCCACTTCTTCCCGCGTCATGACGTGCCGACGGAACGTGCCGTCCTGTTTATCGAGCGTCTTCGCCGTCATGTCGGGAAACCACTCCCACACGGGGACGAACTCGAACATCGGCTTGTATTTGTCGACCATCGTCGCTTCGTATTTGCTGGTGAACTGGTTCTTCTGCCACTTCACGACGGTATCCTTCGTGTGGTACGGGCCGGCGAGCACACCGACGTTGTACACCACCGCGCTGAACACCATCCTGCGAATCAACGTGATGTACTCCATCTGCAACAGGTCGTCGTCCAGCTTCGTCTCCATGCGCGCGGCCTTGTCCGAAGCGGTAGCGAACACGGCCTTTATGATGGCGTCGTCATCCAGCACCACCTGCTCGGGCGGGATCTGTTGCGCTTGCGAGGCTTGAGCAACGAGATCATCAAGAACTTTCTGCAACGCCTCAACAGAGATGTCGGGGAGCGGAGAGGCTTTGATGCCGTAGTTCTTCTCAGTAGACGGGAACAACATTTGCATCAGCCGCGCCACCGTGCCGATGACGATCCAGCGTGTGAGCTTCGGGTACGCTCGTGAGCGGTCGGATGGGATGATGATTTCTGGGTCGTAAATTCCGCGGAACTGGCGCAGGTTGCGAAGCCACTGTTCTTCGGCCGCCTTGCGATCCGTCTTGTGCGTTCCGTACAAACTGAACAAGCGGTCGCCAAATACCTGCAACTTCTCCGCGTCCAAAACGGGCGGTTGTGTAATAATGTCCATGGTCTTCTCCCCTAGCGCGGTGTATTGTAGATGTTGCGGGTCGTGGGCGGCGCGGTTCCCATCAGCGCGCGCTCTTTGTTCTCGGCTTTGCGCCGACCGCCGCGTTCGTAGTACATGTCGCCGTACTCGCTCGCTTCGCCAATATGCGACCAATCATTCTTCTCAACCTCAGAAGACTCGCGGCCGTCCTTGAACTTCTTGAACTGGTACTTACCGCTCATCGCTTGGATCAGCCACTCACATTGAGGGGAGACTTGGTACATCGGACGACCGTAGTCCCCCAGACGTGAGAGGAAATGATCCGTCGCCCCCTGTCGGTGCACAGGGTTATTGGACCACGCAAACTTAACCTTTCCGAGACCTTTGCGCGCATATCTCCGAAAGACATCCGCGCATGAAGTCTCGTCCGCGTCCGACCCAGAGCTTCCACTCGGGTCTCCGGTAACAAAACAATCGAATCCATCATACTTCTTCCGCATCAACGGTAAAAGTTTTTCATCTATCGCACGCTCGATCCCCATCCCGAACGTCACGATCTCGTCCAACGTGAGCACCTGTCCGAACGCGTTCTGCTGCTTCAGCGCGATCGCCGGCGTCAGCCCGAAGTCTGCGGAGACAAGCAGCATATCATTCTTGTTCGGGAGGATGAGGCCCTTCGCTATGTGCGTACCGCGGTCAAACATCGGATGCACCGGCTTGCCACCATGCGACCGACCGTACTCGCAGAGCACAAAAGTGCGGATGAAATCGTCCGTCTTCCCCACTACAAGCCGATCATAATACCCCTTCGGCAAGTGATCCACGTTCTCAGCCAGTGGGTTCGGAAGGTACGTGCCGTCGAGTTGCTTCAGCATGGCAGCGGGCTGCTTGAACACCTGAAAATCCGGGTCGTCTGGCCGCTTTGTTTTTCCGTCGTTGGGGTTCATCCCCTCCAGCATCCAGTTCCAATACGTCCCCTCTTCGGGGAAGTTTGAGTCTCCCCAAATACCCTCCCACGAACAGCCGCCCTCATCCATCTTCGGGTAGCGGCCGATGCGACCGTCCATCGCCTCCATGATCACCCGAGTGGTGTCTTTGAACTCGTTGAAATACGCGCCGGTATATTCCACGGACAACAGGTTCTCCACGTCCTGTGCATCGTCCAGCGCGCGGAACACAACCTCGCAATCCACATCGCCCTGCTTGATGAAGTACGTTTTCCCCGTCTCGCGGTAGTAGCCGAGCGAACCGTTTGGAAAATAATCGAACCACGTTTTCATAGTGGTGTCACGAAGTTGGGGCATCGTGTTGCGAACGACTGCAAAGCGGCTTTTACGCTTGCCACTTGACGTGGATGGGCGTTGGGCGGCCGCGCGGCGAGGAATGTCGACCATTGACCCGACGGACTTACCGGAGCCGAAGGGGCCGAGGATGAACCGGTGCCTCGCGTTGCTCTGCATGTACGCCGAGACAACCGGCGGGAATTTGACATTGAGATCCATCAGTGCGGGCTGAGCGGAGGGTGGGGAAGATCAGAACCCTCCAGCAACTCCCAGTAATTGTCGTTCAGCACTTTGCGGAATTCGGGCGGCAACGGTTGCTGCTCGTCTATGAACTTCCCTATCGCGTTGACGGGCGGTTTCCATAATTGCGCATTTTCCAAAACGCTAACCCGCGCGTCTAAAGCGCGCCCCTCCAGTTCCTGCACGCGCTTCTCGAGCGCGGCGATGCGGCCGAGCATCCTGCCGGTCTGTGCGTCTTGCCAACGCGCGTCTCTCCAATCACTCATGCTGCCTCCGGTCCATGCTTCGGTGCGGGCGTGCCCTTGCGGTGCTTGAACTGCGAGCCGTCCATGCGGGCGTACGTCGTCCACTCATCTTTCTGCTCAACGGCCCGCACGAGCTCGCGACGGTGGTGGGTGCCGAGCGGGCCGATGGTGAGTTGGCCGGGTGGCCCACTTGCTTCGCCGCCATTCGCAAAGTCCCACTTACGATCCGACTCGAGGTATGCGGATAGGGCGGCCATCGCTGGGCCGTCGAAGCAGCGTGGGTGTACCATGACGCGGGCGCTCGTTCCTTCCCCCTTCGCGCAGGGACCGAACTCTAGCCAGATATCTCCGTCGCTCATTTCTTTTCCCTCCACGCTCTGAACCGGAGCGCCTTCGACTTTGTGATCGTGTACTGCATCAGATGCACGAGCCCGCAGTCGCAGCACTTCAACCGATGCACGTAGGTTCCGTTCTTTCGCAGTTGACTCGGGCCTGATAGTTCTCCATCTGCGAGCTTGCGGAACTTCTTCTTCACTTCTTCTTCCCCTTCGCGCCGAACCCCTTGTTCGCGTATTTATTTGCAACTGCAATTGCCTCCCCTTCAGGAACTCCATGCTGCATCATCGCAGTCGCCTGGGCGGCCGCGTGCTTGGCGGCGCCAAGCCCAAGCTTTTTGTTATGTTTGGCTTTGAACTGCTGGGGGGTCCAAGGCATGCTCATCGCTCCAAGTAAGTATACCGTGCTTGGAAACTACCCTTATCCACATACATCTGCCCATAGCGCAATAAGTTTGATGCTTGTTTCCGAAGCCATCGGGCGAGATCAATGCGCCCTTGCTTCGTCAGCGCGCCGGGTTGCTTGATTGTCACGATCGCTGCGGATTTCATCATCTCCCCCTCGCTCCGAACCCATGCTTCGCCCGAGCCGCAAGCGCCGCCTCTTTACCGAGCGTTCCGCCGGCGTGCTTCTTCTCCGCGGCGAACTCCTGAGTCGACTTGCCCACGGCCTTCGCCTTGGCCGTGAACTTGCCGGGGTGCGCGCCGAAGGCTGCTTTCATCCAGTTGCCTGCCATGATTACTCCTTTACAGAACGACCCAGAGGGTGCCAGCGAGGACTGCTATCGCAAGGACAACCAGAGTCTTGTTGCTGTTCACGAAGTCCGCGAAGCCGGCGGACTGGCCGGCCGCGCGGCGCTTCGCGATGATCGCCTGGGCATGCGCGTGCGCCCGCACTTCAAGCTGTCGCCAGCGATGCCGCTGGGCGTGGGCTGCCTTGGGTTCGTCGCCTGACGGCCGTGCGGGTAGGTGGGCCATATGCTAGTCCCCTGTCATCGTGCCACCGGGGGTGGGCGTAATGACGGGCGCGGGAGATGTGGCTACCGGCGCGGGAGACGTCGTAACGACGCCCGGTGTCGACGTGACGATGAGGGGAGTAGTTACCGACGCCGGCATTACCACGTTCGAGTAGGGTACGTTCGGGTATACCTGCGGTACAACGAGCGGCGTGGAACTGTACGGGGGCACCACCGGGTCCACTACCACGTGCGGCGTGGAACTGTTCTGCGCCGGGGGTGTGGAGCTGAACGGGGGCAGCACCCGATCCGCGGGCTGAACTACGATCGGCGGCGAGGGGTTCAGTACCGGGTTCTGTGCCGCGACCACGACCGCGGGGTGCGAGAACAACGACTGCAGTTTCGTGCGCAGCGCCGTGAAGTCCTGCTTCGCTGTGGCTTGCAAGTGCGCGAACTCGTCTTTGATGTCCTGCTCAATCTGTGCTATGGATATCATGCTGATTCTCCTTCGATGGTTAGTGGTTGATGAGTAACTACCTGTGGTGCTTGTCCCGCAAACGTGATGCTAAGGTTCAGGCCGCCGTTGCCTGCACCCTTCTCGTCGTTGGTCTTCGGTTCGTAGCCGGCCATTTTGCAAGTCCATTTCACAAGGTCGGCGCGCACCGCGGTGTTTTGCTGCGGGTCAGTTGCGATCTCAAATGAGGTGGCCAGCAACTGCTCAGCCTGTGCTCGAGCTTTGGTCTTGAACGACAGGCCCGATTCTCTAACCTCCTTCGAGATCCTTTCGAGCGTCGACGCGAAGCCGGGGGTCTCGAGAAGCCCCACCGCGGTCTCGTCCGTGTAGCCGTAGCGTGCGAAGATGATGCCCGGCTCTTCCACTTCCAGCGCCAGTTCGCACGCCATCTGCTCGAGGGATGTCTTGTAGAGCCCCGGCACGGCGAGCATGCGCTGGGCCTGCTGCTGCGCAGCGGTGAGTTGGAGATCGATGTCCGCGTCCTTATGTGCGCGCACGGTTTCCAGTGTGATCGCCCTCGGTTCGAGAATCAGGTCTTCACCCATGCGCGTACCCGTGAATGATGCGGGCGCCTATGATGTGAGGTATGTTGAACTTCATAGTGCGCGCCGTGCACTGCCCCGCATGAGTGATCGGCCGGCCACATTCACACCTGGGTGTGTAGAGCGGACTGATCTGCCGACGATACTTGAGCACCGTGTCCTTCCTCACACCAAGTTCGCGGGCGGACTGCGTGGCGGTCATGCGGCGCGCTAGGTGCGCGCGGATGGTGTCGACCTGCGAGGGGGTGAGGGGGTTCATGGCTTGGTTGGGTCAGCCAGCATTCGTTTTATATGTCGTCCTGCTGCCGCGCCGGCCCTCGCAACAGCACGTGAGTTCGAGGTCGGGCGCGCGTCGCTGAGCGCTCGGCGTAATGCGCGCGGGCCGCCTCGTAGCTTTAGGTTTTTGAAGTTCATAATTTCATCATCTCACGGATGGCGGGGGGCGTCAACCCCCCGACTAAATTTCTAGTGACTAGATTTTTAGTTTGGCTGGAACATGGCTGGCGGTGTGCGCGAGGGGCTACGAACGCCCACCCCCCTCGCAGCTTACCCCCCAAGCCCCTCGCCAGGTCTACAGATAAGAATGCTTCTCATTCGCGTTGTCGAGCGCCGTAATGATAACCATTAGCGTTGGTTAGCGCATCACGCCTGCCGTTTAACGTGTCGAGCGCGGTTTTAAGGAGTTTAACCCTCAGCGCTAGTCACTACACGATTTAGCGGTCGCGCTGGCGGTCGCAAAGCGGCTATAAACTAAAAAGAATATGATTTAGCAAGTCATTACAAGAATTAGCATGTGTATCATATACCCCTCCATATCCGTATATATAGCGCGAGAGGGATACCAAAGGGCAGCGTAACCCATTGAAAAGGAAAGCGTTTAGCGCTATACTATCCTTATTAGGTTTATTATACTAGTACTATTTAGTATAGGTACATCTATTACTTTTTCTTAACGACGCGCGTGCGTGCACGTGTGTTTTTCGGAAAGAAAGCGACTCATGTCTTTTTCGGGGTGATTATCAACCTAATAAGATAGCACCTCGCGCTATCCGTTATGCGCCATGCACTTACCACGAGCACTGGTATCCCTCACGCACTAACTATAACGGATAGTACTAGGATATATACTGAACTTAATTCTTGTAGTGGGGTCAAACTTTCTCTAAACCTCTATCAACATAAGGAATACAACGGTGTCAAACCCTGATATTAAGTGTATATGTTGTGGCGAACTGCGTTCGGCGCTAACCCAAATCCGGCTTGTTGAGCGTAAACTACTGCCGATATGCATGTTCTGTGAAGTACGAACGCCTGTTGAGATAGCGACTATGTCGTACGCTACTGGGCAATCCATACAGCGCGATATAACCGCGCGCCATTATCAGAACAAGTCAGTGCAGCGCGCACAGGTCTTAATCGACAACAGGATCAAGCGCAAGTCCGAGCGCGTTGTCGCGCGCCTGACCGCTAACCGTGACACTGGCAAGCGCTGCAGCGCTTGCTGGCATCGCAAGCCTACCAGTGAGTACTATTTCAGCGCGCGCATGCCAGATGGCCGCCAGGCGTACTGCAAGGTATGTCAAGCAACCGCTATCAAACTCCATGGCGCCCAATGGCATCAATATCGTGACGCCATGCGCGCGGCAGCTTCACAATTACCATCTAATCAGTAACCTGCAATCGCTAGGTACATTTCACGGCACAATGTGACACGCAGCGGCGTACGCAATCAAAATGGCACGTGTGCTATCTCATTGATAATGCTGGTATTGCCTAAATAATAGGCAACCAAATGAGAACCGCTATCAACACACTTGAGAATCGCTCGCAACTGGAAAGAAAGCGCGTTGATCTGTGGGTAGAGCGCTCGCGCTGGTACGGATAGTGCTACAGTCTAATTGAACATCCGATAAACCAAACAGCAAGGGTAAAATATCATGATTACCGCGCTAGGCAAGTATGAAGGTGAGCTGTACGCCACTCGCTACATTTCCGAGAACTCGGAATGGTGCAACGACCAGCTTGGAGAGTGTGAAAGCTTTGGCTGGTACGGCAAATGGTCAGGCGCTATCCGTGGGCGCGGGCCTTTTCACGTTATCATCTATGAAGATAACAACGGCTTTGTTGGCGGCACGTACTACAAGGACAAAAAAGCGCTTGACGCCGCATGGAGTGCGCTTGAATCAGAGTATGAAGAGTACAGCGAAGAAAGCGAGGTGTAGCCATGCAATTCACTATACTGGATTCGAGCAACACGGCGCGCGTGACACTCTCTGACCCACGCCCTAACCATTGGCACTCTCAGACGGTTGACACGCTCGCGGACGTGCGCACCATCGCGCATACGGTCGCGTGTTATGCCGCGCGCCGTGGTATCAGCGCGCGGGATGTGCAGATCAGTACTGTCTACCCGGTCAAGGAGGTAGCATGATGACCACACAGGCACAGGTACGCGCGGCATTCTGGGAAGCGCACCCAAGTTTCGATCATCAGGCGGGGAAGCTGGCATACGCTCGAAACGGCAGAACGAGCACTGCGCGACGGTGCGCTGTACTTTTGTCGATTATGTGGACAGCTTGGCGCGCGATGGTCAAATCAGCCAAGCCTTAGCGCAACGTGTGACACTATGACACGCCTAACACGTACCATCCGGTATCTTGGTTACTTGTTGATTCATTTCGCTGGACTAATTGAAAGGAGCCACACGACAATACACTAGCATTTCAATCCATGGCGCTAGAGCATCGGCGCCATGCGTGGAAGTGTTACCCGCAAGCCAATTACAGGAGGTAAACATGCGACCGATCAAATAGCGCCTCAAGGTAAGCCCTCGGGCTTACTTGGAAGTGTTACCGTAGTCTAATCACAAAAGGAGTTTCAAAACATGGAACGCGAACAGTATAAAGGCTTGACCATTCGACTGGAACAAGATCAAGACTGTGAGAACCCGCTTGACAACGATGCAGGCGTGGTTTTTGTCACCTACCGCGCCGATGCCCGGTCACAGTACGGCAACACCCCGTTAGATCAAGAGGAACATGAGGAAGTAGCGCGCAAGATCCAAGCGGGTGAATTGATCGGCTTGCCAGTGTACGTGTACGAACACGGCGGGGTTATCATCAAAGCCGAGGAGGGTAATCCCTTCAGTTGCCCGTGGGACTCGGGCCAGTCGGGGTACGTGTACTGCACGCGCAAGACGGCGCTAGAGTGGCAAGGTGGCAAGGTCTTGACCGCGAAACGCCGCGCGGCCGTACTGAAGGGGCTGCAGTGCTCGGTTGATGCGTACTCGAGCTGGTGTAACGGTGAGTGCTACGGGTACATCATCGAGGGCGCCGACGGTGAAGAGCTAGAGTCGTGCTGGGGCTTTATCGGCGACGAGTACGCCATGGAAGAGGCAAAGCGCAGCGCCGACTACTGGGCGCCGGAAGTCGTACGGCGCGCGAAGAACGAAGTCCTAGCCGCAAGGTGTCCGCTATGATACCCTCACGCAAAGCGCTCGAAGCGGCGTTTCCCGGCAAGGGCGCAGTGTTGCGCGCCACCCTGACCAGCGCCATACCACTTGGAAGTTACGCGAGCGTGCGGAAGTTACGCGCGGCTTGCTATCATCCACCTGGCGCACAGTACGAAATGGAAACCGCGTTGAATGAAGCGCTCGAAGGGTACGGCACGGAAGTTATCCCGCCTAACTTCGCGCCGCCTAACCCGGACGCGGCATATATCAATCTGGGCGACACGTACACTACCACGCTCCTGTACGATTACCAGCGCGACAAGTGGATAATCACAAGCTGGGGGGATTGGGTAGAGCTGCAGGAGCGGCGCGGCGTCAAGTACGAGTAGTTCCCACTTACCCGGCGCCGCGGAGGGCGCCGACAAGTGGCAATTACGCCACATAACGGAAGGACCAAAATATCATGAGCAGCAAAAAAGACTATATAGCGATTGCAGCGATTATCAACGGCACGCGGCCGCCAGTGCATGTACAGACAGGCACGCGCGGTATGAGTGGGGATAACTATCTGCTGGACACTGTGGCGCGCAAACTCGCGGACGTGTATGCCGCCGACAATTCGGAGTTTAACCGTTCGCGCTTTCTTACTGCGTGCGGGGTGCAATAATGGCCGCCCTACACTGGGAACGCGAAACGGAAGGGCCACGCGTCGGCATGTTTAAGCGATTTGAATTCGCCCGCGAAGGTACCAGCGTGAGACAGGCGGGAGTAAGGCGCCTGCGGTCGCAAAGCGGGTATGGTTCTAAACTCCCGACAAGCTACATGGTACAGTTGCCGGGGTCAAGCCGCTGGTATCGGGTGTATTGTGCCTGCTACTCCAACGCCGGCACGTGCTACGTGTGCCATGCGGGTAAACAAACCATTGTGGAGATTTTCTAATGGCAGACACCACAAGCCCGGCCGCGAAGCTGGCGGAAGTGCAGCGGCAGCGTGACATAGCACGCGAGCGATTGAACAAGGCGGCGCCGGCAATGCTCGCGGCGTTGGAAGCGGCAGCGAAGTTGATACCTATCGCGCGCCCGTATTTTCCTAAGTCAATCCGTAACAGCGACCGCTTTAACCTTGAACTAACCTGCGCCGCTATTAACGCGGCAATCAAAGAGGCTACCCAATGAGCACCCAACGCGAACGCCAAGAGCTTCACGCCTTGATAGCGCGGGAGTTTCCAGCCAAGCCACTATGGGAAGTTACGGCGTTCTGTAACTCCCTGCTACGCCACGCCAAAACGCACGGTGCCCTCGCAGTGGAAGAGTGCAACGGGCCGGGAGATTACATCCACCAGATACCCTATCCACGCGCCGGCGAGCTTATTAACGAGTGGCAGAACCGCTTGGAAGTGCGGCAGGAGCGAACCAGCAAGCGCATAACGGAACTTTGCGCCGCGTTCGGTGTCAAGGTGAAGTTAGGGGGTGATCCTCGGGGCTGCACCGTTCACATTCACCTGCCGAGCGGGCACTACAACACAATGGGCGGAAGAGAATCAGGTTTTGGCGTACCACAATAGCAGGACTAATCCAACCAAGGAGTAACACAATGAGCAAAACCATAAGCAACCGAGATGACCTGATCGACTCGCGCGACGTGATAGCGCGGATTGAGGAACTGCAAGAGGAAATCAACGGCGCGGAAATCAGTGAGGACAACGGGGCAACCGCGCAGCGTGACGATAATGGCACAGTAGTGGTTGAGACCGCTACATGCGGGAACTGCGATAAGGAGTGGAATGACGCCCTAATATCCGGCAGTACTCCAACGCCGAGCGGACGTTGCCCGTATGAGGCAATCCATAAGGAAATTGCCGAGCTGAAAGCCCTCGAAGCCCTGCAGGAAGAAGCCGAGGGCTACTGCCCTGATTGGAAGTATGGGGCCACGTTAATCGCTGATTCATACTTCGAGGACTACGCGCAGGAACTAGCGGAAGACCTCGGGTACACGGGCGGCCACAACAAGCCGCTTACATGGCCCTTTACCTGTATCGACTGGGAAAAGGCCGCCGATGAACTGCAGCAAGACTATACCGCCGTGGAGTTTGACGGCGTAACGTACTGGGTGCGGTGATGGACTACTCCCTGGACTACCGCAACCCGCTCGCCGCCAGCTTCGACCGGCGCTACGAAACTCAACCCGAACCATTCGACCCCGACCTCGCGGAAGTCCTCGCGCGGCAGGGGGAGATTGACGACCACTTAGAAAGGCAGGTGATGGAATGAAACCGAAGAGACAATTAGCTTGGCACTTTGTAGGTGAAACTTTGCGCGATGGTTCTCCAATTCCAAAAGACGGCGAGTGGCTTGAGTTTCCCGGCAAGTGCGTGATGTGCAAATCGGGACTGCACGCGAGCCGCGAGCCGTTTGACGCGCTCCAATACGCGCCCGGCGCGACTCTTTGCCTAGTTGAAGTGGGCCAAATCGAGGCCGAACAGGATGATAAGCTGGTGTGCCATCGGCGCCGGATTATTGCCCGGATGGATGCAACAGAGTTATGTGGTTACTTTGCGCGCATGCAAGCGGTCAGTTGCTTGGATAACTGGCAAGGGGTGCCAGATCAGATTGTTCTTGACTGGCTAATGACTGGGGAAAAAAATACAAAAAGCGCGGCCCGGAGCGCGGCCGAGAGTGTGGCCTGGAGCGCGGCCGAGAGTGCGGCCGAGAGTGTGGCCTGGAGCGCGGCCCGGAGCGCGGCCCGGAGCGCAGCCTGGAGCGCAGCCGAGAGCGCAGCCTGGAGCGCAGCCCGGAGCGCAGCCTGGAGCGCAGCCCGGAGCGCAACTTGGAGCGCAGCCCGGAGCGAATTTACACAACTGGTTTATGAGTGTTTTGAGGATTTTCTATGAAACTCTCATTCGGCAAGCTCAAGGGGCTGATGGGTATCAAGCCCCCTCCCGCCCTGTGCGTCGCCCTACCGCCCAAGCCCCGCGACGACTCGCTGGACTGGCTCTTGTCCTCGATGATGTGGCTCTTCAAGGGGGGAGACCTCGGGGCCGACCGGCGCCCTGCGGCCGAAGCGGAGCGGGTGAAGCGGCGCGCGAGGAAAGGGGGAAGTTCATCGTGAACCCCGCCCGCCTCGCTGCCTTCATCGACGCGTACGCCCCCGCGCTTATTACCGTGCTCGGGCCAGGGCCACACCCGCTCGCCAAGGATGAGAGCGTGGAAGACTACGCGCTATCCACGGCGGCCGCGATGTGTGAGCGGCTTGAGTTATACGGAGTGGATTCTATAGCTCACTACTGGTTGAACATAAGAGCGTTCCGGGCGACGTGCAAAGCGCTCGGGATTCAGTGTAGCAGCAGGTCAATCGAAAACTACCTAGAAGGGAAGTGAAATGAGATACGACGTGCAGAGAACAACGACGTACACGGAAGTGGAGTGGATCACCGTGGACGCCGAGAACGAAGAAGCGGCCATGACCGAGGGCTGCGAGCAATGGGACTCGGGCGAGTGGGGCGACCATTGCAAGTCTGAAATCGTGGACGTAATCGGTGATGCCGAGTGGTCTGTGGAGGTGGCGGCATGAAAGCGAGAACGAAAAAGCTCTTGGTCGCGGCGGAAGCGGGCCTAATGAACGGCGACGCGTACGGCGCGCTAGAGCGCGTCGGGGAAATGCCGTTACGCTTGGAACTAACGAGCGACATGGCGGATTCGTGGCAACACGACGACCATCGTGATATTCGCTGCCTCTACCTTTGCTTCGCTGCCGCAATGAACGAAACGGGGGACTTATGGCTGTGAAAATCGAAGACCTGAAATTCGGTAATCCTGACTTATCCGACGCCGCGGCCGAGTTTGGCATGCGGCGGGGTGAGGAAGTATTCAAGAGGCATGGTACGCATCAATTCGGCCACTTGGTGCTCGACCTGATCCAGGTATCCGCCCTGCTTGCGGGGGCGTATAATGATGGGCTGGAAGACGGCCGGGCGGCAGAGGCATGGGAGGCGGAACTGCGGGCGAAGAATGAGGCCGAAGACGCAGCGTGGTCGAGCGACAATGGATGGCAAGACCCGCCCACCCGCGCAATACGCGGCAAGCCCCGTCCTGACATAGAGGAGGAACTATGAAACTCAAACCTGCAGGGCAGTATGAGGCTGATGAGTTGGACCACGCGCATGAAATGCTCCGTGATGCGCTCGACGCGGCCAAACATGCCGGCGCAACAAAAACCGTGGCGCGCATACGGCTCGCTATATCCAGCGTAAAAGGCGCGCAACGCCACATGAGCACTCGCTTGCATCGCACCGAACGGGGGGAACTATGAGCCGCTTTCAAGCCCTACTCGTGGCTGGCGTGCTGTCCTTCGCCGCGGGCGTGCTGGTTGACGGCACGGCGCGGGATTCTCAACTGCCGGCGCCCTGCTCCGAGCTGCAAATCCCGCCGATACCTGCCGCCGTTCGCTCCCTGCCCGTTGACCAGGCGCTCAAGGTTTGCCAGCACTACGCGGCGATCGGTGAGGCGTGGAAGTGCGTTAGGGTGCAGTCATGAGCATCATCAAAGCCCTTCAGTGCTGGTATTATAAGCGGCATGTCCCTGCCCCGTTTTGGAACGGCGTACGGCGCGTTATTCTTTGCGTCCGGTGCGGGAAGAAGTTGCCCTGATAGCCGAAGCCCTGATCTGCCTCGCCAGCGTCGTGTATCACGAGGCGCGCGGCGAGCCCATCAAGGGCCAGGTCGCGGTAGCCCATGTCGTGCTCAACCGCGCCGGCCGCGATCCGTCTAAAATCTGCGCGGAAGTGCAGCGCCGCAGCCAGTTCTCATGGCAGGGGGTGAAGACTGAGCCTCGGGCTTGGGCGACGGCGCTCTGGGCCGCCCAGTTCGCTGCCTTCAGCCCCGACTCGATCCACGGCGCCACGCACTTCGACGCGAACGGCCGGGCGTATTGGAAGTGGAAGTTCGTGGAAGTGGCGCGGGTTGGGGGGCATAACTTTTATCGGGAACTTTCACGGAAGTGACAGGTCAGACCTAGCAGCATGACATTCCTAAGCCAATATCTTCGAGCCGAGCAGCCGGACAAAACAGAGCCGGCGGGGTTCTACATACCTGGTGCTAAGGACTGGACCGAGGCGGTAAGGTGGAGGTGGCCCAGAGCCAAGCGTAATCAATCCCCGGCGGACGAGCTGCCGGACCCAGTGGAAGAGGAAAAATGAACACGAAGAAGTGCAAGGCGATCCGCGCAGCGTGTGCGCCCAAGGGGTTCCCGCCCGTGCAGTACGTGACAACTCAAGGAAACCGAAACACCGCCCTCCTGAAACCCGGCTCGCCCCGCGCGGTCTACCATGAGATGAAGAAGACGGAGCGTGCGGAGGGGCTCGACCGGGTGTTCGCGCGGCTGCAGGCGGAAGTGAGGGCGGTATGAGCGAACTATACGTCCCCTCAGTGGATGAAGAAGAACGGAAAGCTATTGGCGCGAAGCTGGACGAAGCGGTGGCCGATCAAGCCATCGCCGCTATTGACCTGCAACGCGAACTCGTCAGACTGCGCCAGATTCTGTTTTCATCTGCACAGCCTGCCACGGCTGCTCGAATCAAGCAATTAGAGTCCGAGGTTTCCAACTCGGAAAAAATATTCTGGCAGGAACGTGAATGCCATAAGCAAGCGCTTGACCGTGCATTAGCCGCCGAGCGAGAGTTCGCGAAACTCAAGGCTGAGATTGAGATGCGCAGACAGTTGGAGTCCCTAGCATGATCTCTAATTACCAACTCACCTTTCAGCAACCCATCGCCCCGCAGCGACTGCAGGACTTTCTCGACGGCAAGCTCGACCTGACCGAAACGGTCCTGCTCATGCAGGACGTGCTCGAAACCGGAATGATTCACCGGCTCTCACCTGAGTTTTTCTTCGCCGCGCAGTATTGCGTGGATCAGGGGTACTGCACGGTTTATGGGAGGTTATTGCAATGAGCGAGGATCAGATTGTGGGGTACATCCGCATTTTCTCTGGGTCACCCCCTACCGAGCCCGACCTCGCGCCCAATATGCTAGTCCAACGCGCACTCACTCAGGCGGAGATGACTGAACTTAGAGGGTGTCACGACTGGCCTATCCTTCACAATTACCCTCCGGTGCCATGAGCCTGCCCCTCACCCCCCACATGCTCGCCGCCGCGTATGATTTCCTGCGCGAGTGCCCGCCGTTCAAAGGGTGGAAGCTCCCCGAGGCGGAAGGCATCGAGTTCCGAGTGGTGCGGGACCCGACGCTACACGGGTGGCACAAGTGCGACGCAGGGAACCACTGTATCAGTGTGAGCGAGGCAGGGGTGGGGCAGACCATCACGCTACTCAAAGTCGTGGCGCACGAGATGATTCATCTTTGGCAGTACAACTGTAAACTCGACCACGCCCACTCCCATCACAACGCCAAGTTTCGAACTACCGCACGCGTCGTGTGCGAGATCCACGGGTGGGACGTCAAGGCGTTTTTCTTTTAGGGGGCGGAATGGGCAAACTTACGCGAAAACAAGCAGCGGTGATCGGGACGTTCATGGGTACTCTTTGTGGCCCCTTTGCGGACATACAGAAATTGGGCGATGAGCTAACGGGCAGTTCCACATGGACGCACCAATACGAAAACCCTGAGTTTGCAGCGCAGTTGAAAGAACTCGTTCGGCCACAATTTTTGGCCCTTTGCGCAACTAAGTAATGGACTTCCTCACGCTCGACTTCGAATCGTACTACGCCCAGGACTACACCTTGGACAGTATGACCACGGAGAGCTATATCCGGGACCCGCGCTTCGAAGCCATCATGGCGTCGTTCAAGTTTGACGACTCGAAACCTTTCTGGCTCCTCCCCGATCGGATGGAGAAGTTCATCCGCGAAGAGATCGACTGGGCCAATACCGCGGTGATCCACCATCACGCGCACTTCGACGGCGCAATTCTCAACTGGCATTACGGTGTGCGGCCGGCGCTGTTCATCGATACTCTCAGCATGGCGAGAGTAATGGACGGCCCGAAGGCGGGTAACAGCCTCGCCATGCTTCTACCCCGGCATGGTTTTGGTGAGAAGGGCAAGTTCATTACCTACGCCAAAGGCAAGCACCTGAAGGACTTCACGCGCGACGAGATCCACGACTACGGCGCGTATTGCTGCGGCGACTCGGAGGGAACCTACAAACTCGCCATGAAGTGGCTGCCGGAGTTCTCGAATGATGAGCTGAAACTGATCGACCTTACGATCAGAATGTTCACCGAGCCCGTGTTCGTCGGTGACGTAGCGAAACTGGAGGGCGCGGTGGACTCGGAACGTGCTCGGAAGCGCGAACTTCTGAGTCGGTTGGGGTACGCGTGTCAGGGGTGTAATGGATCGGGTATGCGAACCGATTTGTTCGATGGTGCCAACCCAGACGATAACGCTCTATGGTGTAAGTCGTGCGACGGCACCGGTGTCGACAAAAAGCCCTTCAGTTCTAGCGAGAAGTTCGCCGCCATCCTGCGCGGCATTGGGGTCGAGCCGCCGACCAAGACGAGCCCTACGACCAACGAGCAGATTTATGCCTTTGCAAAAACCGACCCAGAAATGCAGGCGCTGGTTGAGGACGAGGACGAGATCGTGCGCACGCTCGCCGAGGCCCGCTTGTCGGTTAAATCGACGATCATTGAGACGCGAGCTCAAAGATTCGCGCACTGCGCGGCCCGAGGAAAAATGCCAGTGTACCTAAAATACTGCGGTGCACATACGATGCGCTGGTCTGGCGGAGACAAATCAAACTGGCAAAATCTGAGTGGGCAGAACGACAACCGCCCCGAAATGGCCGCGATCAAAGAATCTATTCAGGCTCCCCCCGGTCACATGATCGTCGCAGCGGACTCTGCGCAGGGTGAAGCACGAATACTTGCCCATCTGTGCGGGCAAAACGATCTCGTTGAAGCCTTTCGCGCCGGCCGCGATGTTTACTCTGAATTTGCGTCCACTGTTTATGGGCGTCCAGTTGACCGCAAGAATGTGAAGACAGACAAGATCGCGGGGCACGTCGGCAAAGTCGGAATTCTCTCTTACGGCTTCGGTTCGGGATATTACAAATCAGCCACCGAATTGTTGAAGGGCGCACTTGGTGGCGCACCCGTGCAGTTTAAGCAGGCTGATATGGATGCGATGGGGATTGACCCCTCCCGTTTCCTGAACAGCCCCAAGAAAATCGCGCGGGTGAACGAGATGCCATCGCGACTAGAGTTCTCCGATCGAGTGATCCACTGCATAGTTACTGAGGCCCTTGTTCAAAGGTATCGCGCGCGCTACGCTGCCATCCCCCTGTTTTGGGACTTCCTCGGCGGCCCAGTCATCGACGCTATGATCACAGGACAGGAGCTAGTATTCGGAGCTGGTAACATGCTCCGCACCAGCAAAGAGCGCATATGGATGCCTAATGGACTCCCACTCAATTACCGCGGAGTATCACGCGATGAAGATGGAAATGCGTCTTACTTTGACGGGCGTTCTCGTTCAAAAATATACGGCAGCCTGCTTGTCGAGAACATAGTGCAGTGTCTTCACCGCATTGCAGTGGGCCAGCAAATGCTTCAGATTGCCGAGCTTTGCAAACCCGCTTTGATGACTCACGATGAGGTTGTTGTAGTGGTTCCTGAAGATGTTGCGGAACTTACTCTGCAATTCATGGTCAGAACTATGTCAACCACCCCTTCGTGGGCACCGGGGCTCCCCTTGGCGGCCGAAGGCGGCATTGGAAAGGTCTACGCGCAGTGCAAGTAGTCTCCGGCATCTACGAGATCCTGAACACCGCGAATGGGAAGCGGTACATTGGGCAAGCGGTCGATTTTGTAAAGCGATGGAGACTGCATACCATCCAACTGCACAAGGGGGTGCACCATAGTAAGCATCTGCAATCCGCATGGAATTTGTACGGAGAGTCTGCTTTCAAGTTCCACGAACTTGGGCGATGTGCTCCCGAGCATTTGACTTTCTTCGAGCAGGCATGGATGGACGCCCGTAAACCGGAATACAACCTCGCGCCCGCGGCAGGCTCTGTGTTGGGGATTAAGCGCTCTCCTGAAACGCGAGCCAAGATGTCTAAAGCGTGCATGGGGAATAAAAAACTGCTTGGTAAGAAACTGCCGGCAGTGCACCGCGCGAATATTGGAAAAGGTAACACGGGAAAATTCTTGCCTCTTGCTGTCAGGGTGAAGATTTCCAAAGCACGGACAGGCATTAAACAAGGCCCCCATTCTGCTGAGCATCGCGCTAAAATAGGCGCCGCGAATCGAGGGCGAAGGCGTCCGAACGCGCCAAAACTCGGCCCACAAACTACAGAACATCGAGCACACATCTCGGCTGCGAAAAAGGCGGCTAACCTATTACGAAGGGCGACAGCATGATTATTTTGGGTCTTGCAGGGCCAGCGAGGTCTGGCAAGGACAGCGTGGCAGATTATCTCGTCGAGCGTTATGGATTTACGAAATTTGCTTTTTCCTCGGCGCTCTACGACGAAGTGCAGGAAGCGTACGGGTTGGAAGACCAGTCGTTGCTGCGGGATGCGGCGACGAAAGAGATCCCAACTGAACAGTTAGCCCTGAACAAGTGCATGCACGATGGCCCGTTCATCGAGATTGTACTGCGAGATGCCGCAGATACCCTATCATGGGGCACTGGCACCTACGCAGGGAACGCCGCACTCCCGCAGTCCCCACGTTTCATACTACAAAAATGGGACACCGAATACCGCCGCGCACAGGACCCGGACTACTGGGTGAAGAAGGCAGAACAGTGGTTATGGACTACCCAGAGCAGATACCCCGAGCAGCGACCGCAGTGCTTCGTGAACCCGACGGTGAGGTTCGAGAACGAGAGGCGGTGGATCAAGGGCAACGACATGCCCGAGTTCCCGTTCATCGGTAACATCTGGCACATAAGAAGAGACGCCGCCCCGCAGGTCAATGCCCACCAGTCTGAAAACCCCTTGCCCGTGCTGGAAGGTGAGCGGGAGATATGGAACAACGACACGCTCGCCAAGTTGTGCGAGGGTGTTGACTGGCTGATGAGCGGGGACCACAAGGTCGTGCGGTGTGAGCCGATGTTACCGGATGAGCGACCGGAGAAACTACCCGGCGGGCAGTATTACTCTACCCAACCCGATGGACACAAGATGCTCTGCAACGCCGACGGGTCCCGTAGTATATTTGACGATGTGGACGAATAGGAGAGCAAATGAAACACGTAATGCTTGACCTCGAAACGATGGGCAACGGGAACCGTGCGGCCATAGTGGCGATCGGCGCGTGTGAGTTTGACCCGGCGGGCGCAAGCCGCGGGTCAGGAAATCCTGATACGCCTATAACGAACAAGTTCTACTGCCAAGTCGCTCTGCAATCATCTATGGGTGCCGGGCTCGACATCGACGTGAGCACTATCTTGTGGTGGATGCAGCAGTCCGACGCCGCTCGAAAGTCTACATTCTGTGGGGATAATACGCAGTTATTGCCCACAGCGCTGCTCAAATTTCGGGAGTGGTTGCAGAGCCTGATGTCAATAAGCGAGGTCTCGCGGGCGTCGGGGTTCGATGTCGCGGTCTGGGGCAACGGCGCCACGTTCGACAACGTGATCATCCGGTCGGCCTACAAGGCGTGCGGGCTCAGGTGCCCGTGGTCCTTCCGTACCGACAAGTGCTACCGGACCGTCAAGAACCTCGCGCCTCAAGTCCCGTTCGAGAAATATGGCACCGCGCACAACGCGCTGGACGATGCGATTGCCCAAGCGCTGCATCTTCAGAAGGTTTGGAAGGCCCTTGGATTATGACCTACACCTACCTCGCCAGCCCCTACATACTCACGGTTACGGGGAACAAGTTTTACTTCTTGTCGCCGGAAACATCCAAATTTACAGTTGGTGATATTGCGGGCGCACTATCCAAGGTGTGCCGCTTCGCGGGGCACACGCCCGATTTTTACAGTGTGGCACAACACTCCGTTCTGGTATCTACACTTGTTCCGCAGCACTACGCGCTCGAAGGGCTGCTGCATGATGCGCACGAGGCGTTCATAGGCGACGTTTCAACCCCCCTGAAAATGCTTTTACCGGACTACCACGGTGTGGAGAAGGCCGTCGAAAAAGCAGTCCGCGAACGCTTCGGGGTTCCTTGGGCCCTCCCATGGGCCGTTAAGCACGCCGATCTTGTAGCGCTCGCAACCGAGCGCCGGGATTTTATGGCGTGGAATCCAGATGACACATGGGACTGCCTCACTGGGATTGAGCCAGCCGAAGAACCCCTAGTTCCGTGGGGTCCAGAAACAGCGCGGCGAGAGTTTCTCGCCCGGTACAGCTACCTAACGAAAGGAAGCTAATGGCATATACCAAAGAGCAGCAATGCGAACGCGCGCAGGAAGCCGCCGACCTCGTAGCGAAGTATGGCTCTGTCCTCAACGCGGCGCGGCAATCCAAGAAGTCACGCGAATCCGTCCGGTTCGGGTATGAACGGGCAAAGCAACTCGGGCTCGTCTCGACTATTGAGGCCGAAGACAGTCCCCGCCGGCTGAAGGCCAAGATCAAACTACTCGAGACCGAGGCCAAGGCCGCGCTGAAGCACGACGACGAACTCGAGGTGGTCAAGAGCATCGTGGGCGAGATGGCCTACAAGGTGGAGGAACTGGATACTCCACCGTGGCTCGTGGAACCCCGCAAGCGGGACTCAGCACCGGGCGTACCCACTCTCTTCGTTTCAGACCTGCACTGGGGCGAGGTCGTGAAGCCCTCCCAGATCAACAACGTGAATAAGTTCAACCTGCGGATCGCGCACGATCGCATGGAAAACACGATCGCGTCAGCGTTCCACTTGCTGGAGATCATATCTCCCAAGATGAACTACCCTGGCATCGTGATGCCTCTGGGTGGTGACATGATCTCAGGGAACATCCATGAGGAACTCACAGCGACGAACGAACTCAACACGATGCCAACCATCCTTGATCTCTACGGCGTGATGGTAGGCGTGATCGGCGCGGTTGCGGATCGGTTCGGACACGTATTCCTGCCCTGCGTCACTGGCAACCACGGCCGGGACACGCGTAAGATCTGGATGAAGGACCGGCACGCGACATCGTTCGACTGGCTGCTCTACCGGTTCCTTGCTAAGCACTTCGAGGATGATGCGCGCATTCAGTTTTATATCCCCGACGGCATCGCCGCCTACTATCGCATCTACGGTCATCGGTACTGGCTCCAGCACGGGGACCAATTCCGTGGGGGGGATGGCATCATTGGTTTCCTCGGGCCAGTTATCCGCGGGGATCATCGAACACGGAGCCGTAACACACAGGTCGACATGGACTACGATACCATGCTGATCGGTCATTGGCATCAGTACACCCACCTCGGGCGGTTAATTGTAAATGGATCGCTCAAGGGGTATGATGAGTACGCTTACAACTCCGGGTTCCCGTTCGAAACGCCGCAGCAAGCGCTGTGGCTAACTCATCCCAAGTACGGGATAACCTACCGCATGCCGGTATACGTGGACCGCGTGCGCGAGGCAACCAAGACCGCGTGGGTGAGCGTGCCGAAATGAGCGCCTACTTCTATTCATTGGAGTTCGCGGTGAGTGACTTCAGTGACTTCGATCTCCTTGGCGCGCTATTTGCCCTGCGGGATGAGGAAAACCAATGAGCGTGTTGCAATGAAAAAGCACAACCATGTTGGGCTGTGTCGTCGCGCGTCTAAAGCAGCGCGCGCATTCGTCGGGCCACGTCCAGCATACCCGTTTCTGCTACATTGCGGGGTATGCGGCAGTGCAAAGGAGCGAGGCACGGATTGTATTTTTTGCTCTCACAAGCGAAGCGCTGAATGGAGGAAGAACAATCCCGAACGCAACAAAGAAGCTATCAACGCTTGGCTACTTGCGCACCCTGAGCAACGTAGGGCAATATGGGATACATGGCGCGCGGCTCATCCAGAAAACAGAAAAGTAACCTGTTCTAAATGGAGTAAAGCAAACCCCGCATCGCGTTGTGCGGACTCCGCCAAACGTCGGGCAGTGAAAATGCGTGCTACCCCCTCATGGACCAATCACATCGCGATCGGTGAGTTTTACGCGCTTGCCGCGATTAAAACAAAAGCAACCGGGTCGCCGTGGCATGTTGATCACCAGGTACCGTTGAGGCACCCGTTGGTATGTGGGTTGCATACCCACTACAACCTTGAGGTGTTGCCCGGCGTCGAAAACGTCGCGAAGGGTAACCGGCACTGGCCTGATATGTGGGAGGGAGAGCGTGTCTGACTTTATCGCGTGGAGTTATTCGAGGTTAAAAGTCTGGAAGGATTGTCCGAAAGCCTTTTACCATCAGAATGTGCCGAAGAAGGGCCATCCCGATCGTGTTGAATTTGTTACGTCACAAGCAATGGCAGACGGTAATGAGGTTGATGGTGCACTTACTGCGCGTATCGGAAAAGGGACACCGCTGCCTGCGAAGTTCGCGCCCTACGAACCGATGGCCCAGGCCGTGCTTGCGGCACCCGGTACGAAACTGACGCAGATGAAACTTGCCCTGAATCAAGCGTTCAAGCCTTGCGGCTACATGGACTGGGATACAGCGTGGGTGCGGGTTATCTATGACGTAGCCATCATCAATGGCGAGCGAGGTTTTTTAGGTGACTGGAAAAATGGGAAGGTATTCATAGACGAAGACCAACTTAGATTATTTGCGGCGGTGGGTTTCCACCAATTTCCTGAGGTCAATACATTCGACACGAGCTATATCTGGTTGAAGGCCGGCTTCACTTCGGACTCGACCTACCACCGCCGGGAACTGCCCGATATGTGGCAGACGTTCATCCCCGACGTAGAGCGGCTCCAGGTGGCGTTCAAAACCAATCACTGGCCAGCGGAGCCGAAGCGCGGGAAGGCGACTTGCAAGTGGTGTGGTGTGAACCGGGCGGGGTTGTGTAAGGAAGCAGCCGGTCCGTATGGTGGGTAGTATCCCAAGGCTGCCAGCGAACCCCCCTCGCTGCTTCCGGTCGAAAGCGCAGTGGGATGAGTATCGGATGCGGGTGAAAAATAATCACAGGAACTGGCGGAACTATTGCACCGACTGCATGCCAGAGAGAAGGGACCAGATGGCAGAACAACGCCGGTGCGCGTTCCCCCACACGACTTTTATCGTGCTGGCGTCGGGCAGCATAATTGGAAAGAGGAAGAAATGAAACGCCCACCCGAAAGCGAAGCCGACGTCAAGGTGCTGGTCAAGAACTGGTTCTTTAACCGCAGAGGCTGGCGGTTCTCCCCGATTCAGAACGGCATGGGGGAGCATGGCATCCACGACTCGGTTGGCGGCATCCCAGTGATCGTCACTCCCGCGATGGTCGGCAAGCTTGTGAACCTCGCTGTAACGATTGAAGCGAAGCGCCCCGGCCGCCGCGGGGAGAAGGATCGGGGCATGAGCAAGCACCAAGTCTTGTTCATGGAGCGCGTGCGCGAGGCTGGCGGCCTCTCAATCGTGTGCGACGGGGCGGAGGACTTGGAGCAACTGGATCACCAGATTGAAGTGCTCAGGAGTACCCATTGCTAACATGGCCTGAACGCATTGCAAACTACGCGAGAGAAACGGGCTTCCCAGAAGCCCTTTTCGTCGGGGGTGACGGTCGTGTGGTCGGGACTTGGATCATGGGCAACGACTACCGTGTGAAGTCGGAGTACTACGGCGGGTACCCCGCGGGGTACTTGAAACGGATTAAGGCGCTGTTCCCAGATAAGGAAATGCCGCTCCACCTCTTTAGCGGTAGGGTCGACAAGGCGGTGTTCCCTGGGTTGACAGTCGACATAAACATGGACACCGCCCCCGATTATGTGGATGACGCGCAAACCATGGAACTGGTCCCCCTTCATGTGGTCGATCTTGTCCTCGCCGACCCACCCTACTCCGTCGAGGACTGTGAGCACTACCAGACCACGATGGTAAAAAGAAACATCGCGATGCGGAACTTAGGCGCGCGGCTGCCATCCAACGCTCATGTTGTGTGGCTCGATCAAGTGCTTCCGATGTACCGCAAGGATCAGTTCGCGATGGAAGCTGTGATCGGGATGGTCAAGAGCACGAACCACCGATTCAGAGTTATAACAATCTTCAGGAAACTATAATGAGCGACCTCGCCGACAACGCCGCGCCAACCATCGAAGCTCTTGCTGCAGCGTACGAAGCCGCGGCGCGGGGTAAGTGCGGGCCTGAAAGGGACCCACGGTTTGATGGGTGCCATTGCTGTGAGGATCATTGCGGTGTGGAGATCCCTAGAGCCCGGCTGAAGATGGGCAAGGTGCGGTGCCGTGATTGCCAAGAGTTGAAGGAGCGGGGGAAGCTGTGAGTCAAGTGCAAGTCTATCCCGAAGAACGCGGGATGATCGTCGAGACCGCAGACCCGTGGCTCATGCTGCAGAAGATCCCTTCCGCCTTCCTGCTCGACCCCACGCATGTCGGCATGCCGCACGGAATAGATGAGGTCATGCGACTTCAGACCTACCTTCGCATCGACGCGCCTTCACCTATACTTTACTACTACCGGTGGCCGCGGGATAAAACTCGGTACAAGGCCCCTTTCTCGCATCAACTAGAGACTGCTGAGTTCGTCACAAAGAATCCGCACTGCTACGTCTTAAACGATATCGGAACTTCTAAGACGGCCAGCGTGTTGTGGGCTTACGACTACCTTCTTGAAGCCGGCGTAGCGCGCCACGTGCTTGTTGCCGCCCCATTGTCCACATTGGAACGGGTATGGGGAGACACGTTGTTCGTGCACTTCCCCCACCGGACTTTTCGTGTGCTTCATGGCTCGGCAGAACGGCGTCGCCGGCTGCTTGCGGAACCCGCTGACTTTTACATCATCAACCACGACGGGCTCGGTGTCATTCAAAAGGAACTCGCGGCACGTCCTGACATCGACGCCCTGATAATAGACGAGCTGGCGGTTTACCGAAACAAGCAGACCGCCAAATGGAAAGCCCTCGATCGGCTGATATACCCCACAAAGGGCACCCCCATTCCGTGGGTGTGTGGGATGACTGGCGCCCCCATGCCGAACTCCCCTGAAGACCCGTACGCTCAGTGCGTGCTTGTTACCCCGACGACTGTACCGAAGTTTTTTACGATGTGGCGCAATCTTGTAATGGAGCATCAAAGTTTGTACACATGGACTCCGCGGCCGGAGGCGACAGACATCGTGTACAAAGCCATGCGCCCCGCGATTCGATTCAAGCGTTCCGAGTGCGTGGATCTTCCGCCCTGCACTTTCCAGACTCGAGACGTGGAACTCTCCGCGGATCAGAAGAAGCACTACAAGGACGTTTCGAGAGAACTGTACACCGAAATTGAGGGTGCAAAAATAACTGCCCTGAATGCTGGGATCGCCCTGAGTAAATTATTGCAAATCGCGGGGGGTACGGTTTATGACACGAGCGGCGCCCCGCACGAGATTGACACCGGCTCTCGCCTCGAGACGCTTATGGAAATTGTTGATGAGGCCGGTGGTAAACTTTTAGTATTTGTCCCCTTCACGGCGATGACTTCCATGATCGCGCGAGAACTTAGCAAGCACTGGGAGACCGCGATCATTACTGGGGACACTCCAGTTAAGGAGCGAAATGAGGTCTTCTCCCGGTTCGAAGATGTGCGTAGCCCCCTCGAGATCATCGTGGCCCACCCCGGCACGATGGCCCACGGACTGACCCTCGTCGCCGCGTCAACCATCGTGTGGTGGACCGCTATCGACTCGAACGATACCTATTCTCAAGCGTGCGGGCGCATCACTCGCCCTGGGCAAAAATACACTGCGTGCATCATCAACCTGGCCGGCAGCGCGGTTGAGAGAAAAATGTATCGCCGTTTGATCGAGCGCCAGAACTCTCAGGGCTTGCTCTTATCCATGGTAGAGAGCAAGGAGGAATTGATATGACCCAATTGCGAAATGCGGGGTGGTTTGAGTCTGGGCATACGGTTAATAAAAAGCACGGGTTCACACCTCGCGGGTGCATTCCGAAAATCTACCGTGTATGGGGCAGCATGCACGCTCGCTGTTCAAATCCAAAGCATCAGGCATATGCAAATTACGGCGGCCGCGGCATCACTGTGTGCGCACGATGGGCCAAGTTTGAAAACTTCTTGGCTGACATGGGGGATGCACCCGCGGGCAAGAGTCTTGACCGCCGAGAAAACGACCGTGGATATTCGAAAGATAATTGCCGGTGGGCGACGCCGCAGGAACAGCGCCAAAATACCCGAGCGAATGTACGGATAACCTATCGTGGAGAGACTTTGTGCACCTCCGAGTGGGCGCATCGTGTGGGTATATCCAGACATTTGCTTTGGGCACGCCTTCATGCTGGCTGGGAAGTATCGAGGGCGCTTACAACCCCCGCTCATTTTTACCGCCACAAGGAACTTAGTTAAAAATTTAGCGTCATACTTTCACAGGAGGCAACATGGCAGAAGAACTCAACCGCAGTGAAGTCATTGCCCGCCGCTTCGAACTGGACGAGCAGATCACGATCATTCAAGGCCGGCACAAGGCTGAGCTCGCGCCGTTGCAGGAGGAACTGGTTCTGTGCGAACGCTTCGTAGCCGACTCCATGATTCAGTCGGGCGAGCAGTCAGTGAAGATCGAGAACGGGAACATGACGTATTTTACAACGCAGGACTCAGTGAAGATGGGCAACTGGGACGAGTTCATTGCCTACGTCCAGGCAACCGGCGACTTCGAACTGCTCAACCACGCGGCGAACAAGACGCACGTCAAGGAGATCATCGAGACTACCAACGCGCCGCCGCCCGGCGTCTCGTATGAGTCGCGCAAAGTGCTCGCGTGGCGGAGGGGGAAGGCATGAGCGGTAACTGGATGATACATGGTTCCCCCCACCCAACATCAATTATAACGCGCGAGAGTGTAGAGCCTATTGCATTGCAGGAGATGCTAACGGAACTTCGCGCCGCCCCCAATACCTACATGGAGTTCAAGTACGGCAAATTAAAGATTCTTGCCTCAGATTGGAACGCCATTATAGACGCAGCATCTGCATTTCTAACTAAGGAGGCATCAAATGGCAAATGAAGTAGCGCTACAGCAAGTCGCAGTACCCGCTCGCCTGCAAACCCCCGAAGCTGCTGCAGCAATAGCGGCAGCCAACGCGGAAGCCGCGGGTGGTATCCGTGTCGGTGGGTTCCCCACTATCTCCATCAAGGCCAACAAGTTCCATGAGAAAGAGGGCGGGGAGATGAAGACCTACATGGTCCCCGGCACCGACGGTGCGCCATCGACCCCGCTCATGTGTCTCCAGGCCGCCGTCATCGCGTGGAACCCCGCAGTTTCCAAGGCGTACTACAAGGGCGACTTCGAAGAAGGCAGCGCTGATGCACCCACCTGCACGTCATCCAATGGCGTGACACCCGACGCGCACATCGTGGAGAAGCAGTCCCCCGTGTGTGCAACGTGCAAGCAGAACGCATGGGGCTCGAAGATCAGCAAGCTCTCCGGCAAGGAGATCAAGGCATGCGCTGACATGAAGCAGCTCGCGATTCTCCCCTCGTCCAATCTGGCATACAAGGCCCTCGGCTTGTCCATCTCTCCGGGCTCGCTCACCAACTGGGGCAAGTACGTGCTGGATCTGACTGGGCGGAACTACCCCATCAATGAGGTCGTCACGAACATCACGTTCGACGCCACGAAGAACGGCGTGCTCAACTTCGCGTTCAACCGGTTCCTGACTGATGAGGAAGCGGCACAAGCGAAGCAGCGGGCGCAGGGTGTTGACGTCAAGGTGATCGTGGCTCAGTCGCGTGTGAGCGTGGCGCCCGCGCTGCCAGCACCCGCTCCAGTTCTATCAATCGCAGCCCCGGTGCACGCACCTGTTTCGGTAGCGCCCGTACAGGCCCTCACACCGGCGGCCGCGACCCAGCCAACGGGCGTCGTGTTCCCGCCCGAGGCTGCGAGCTTCGGCGCGTCGGCCGCGCCACCCACCATTCTGGCTACTGCTGCGGACTTCGGCAGCCAGCCGTCACACGTAGCCGTGGCGGTAAACGCAACGGGTGGTCTCAGCACACCCGCCGCCGAACCCCCCAAGCGCCACCGCCGCACCCGCGCCGAGATGGATGCGGCGAAGCAGGGAACTAACACGGCGGAGGTCGATCTAAGCCATCTCCCGCCGGGTGTGCGCGCCATCGTGGAAGCGCAGGGCGTGAATTCAGAAGTCGGGAAGGCGTTGCTCGCCCAGTTCCCGGCAACAACGAAAGCCACAGCGGCGCATGTTTTGGCGCCCACGACGGAACCTACCCAAGCGATGCCGCCCGTCGCGGCGGGGGTGCTGCCTGCGTCCGCTGTGGCCCCCATCGCGGGCGAGTATCTTGCCCCCAATGGTACGCTGCTATCCACTGCGGCCCCGTTCGCGCCACCGGTCCCGACTACTTCCGGGCCTGTAACCGCGGGCTTCGGTGCCACTACCACTGCCGCTCCACCCGCTCAGCCCACCGCCGCGGTAACGGCGGCCGGGGCGAGCCTTGCGGATAAACTCAAGGCGCGACTCGCGTCGTTCGGGAAGCCGGCATGATACGTTTGCGAACTATCATTCTCAACTCGGATAAATGCGTACCAGGTTCGTACGACGCAGCCCGCGCGCTCGGATACAATGTGCTTCTGATTGAGGGCGCAGACGAGCCAGCGGTCCAGTTCGAGCCTATCATCGACCGCCGGTTCGAAGCGGCGACGGCGGCGATGCAGGGGATAATGGCAGGTGAGGCCGCCGACACCAATTACCAAGCATTCAAGGTAGCCTTGCGCGCGGTCGGGCTCGCCGACGCCCTGATCGCCGAACTGGATAAGGAGGACGGTCATGTGGGTTAATCGCAAAGAGTGGGAGCGGGTGAAGCTCGGGGTCGAGGCAATCGAATACCTACTCAAAAAGGCTGACCCCGACCCCGATGGCGATATGGACGCCACTGGCTTGCGAATGGATCGTGGTGCGCGGCATATACTCAATGCGATGGAGGTGCCCATCGGTGAAAGCCGTGGTTGCTTCGGGCATCGTCGCGTCGCCACTCCGGCCCAAATCTTCGAAGCAATGCGCCTCGCCGGCCAGTTGAACCTCGATTGGGAACCTGCGACGTCGGGGAAGGTGGTAGCAAAGTGACCTTCAAGCGCGTCCTCGCCGAGTCGAAACTCACCCAAGTGGAGCTCGCCAAACTCTACGGGGTGAGCAAGCCGATGATCTGGTACTGGTCGAAGCACGGCGAGCCGCTCTACAGCACGCACGCCCGGCGGCAGGCCGCATTGATCACCACAGCTCTCTGTGTGGGGGTCGACCATGGGAAGCTACCTCTGCGCGCGATGTCCAAGGAGGCTCGCGCGAAGTGGGTTGAAAAGATGGCGGGGACTTTGCAGGCTTTGAAACCGGCGCCGCACTGAAAGGGGTCGGTGGATACAGTAGAGTTTCTGCGCAAGATTTGGCCACCGACGGGTCTGTACATCATCGCCCGGTTGACCCCGAAGGGGTTTCGGCACCAGGTCTGCGAATCGATCCAAGAGGCGGCCAACTATGCGCTCGAGTTTGACAAGCAGGGCGTGCCGACGTACCACGCCTGCGCCACGTTCCAAAGTCGCGATGTTGAAACTGTCCGGCCGAACGGTGAAGTGTGGCATCAGGTTCGGGTACGTAAAAACGTGCGGTCGCTTAAGTGCTTCTGGATGGACCTCGACGTCGAACCCGGCAACGAGAAGAAGTTCGAGTCTCAGGAAGCGGCGATCGATGGGCTGATCGAGTTCTTGGGTGAAACCCAACTGCCAATGCCGATGGTAATCTCTAGCGGCGGCGGCGTTCATATTTACTGGACACTAAATAATGAAATCCAACCCGAAGCATGGAAAGCAACAGCCGAAGGACTCAAGCAACTCAGCGCGAAACTCGGATTCAAAAGCGACCCTGCCTGTACCTCTGACTCAGCAAGAGTTTTGCGACCAGTTGGGACGACTAATCGAAAGAACGCCAGCGTACCTAGACCCGTGGAACTCATCGGCGAGAGCGTGCCACTGGATTTTGCCACTTTCAATGGGATTGTGCTTCGTGGACTTAGTGATGCGGGCATCAAACCCCCCGAAGCCGTCCGGCAAGTCGAAGCCAAAACGGAAACCATCAACCAAGACCTCGCGGTCAAGTCAAGCTTCCCGCCGTGCAGCGGTCAAAAAGTCGCTGAACGATGTGCCCAACTTCGGGCCGTTCGTGACACCCGTGGGCAAGTATCTGAACCCCACTGGTACGCCGCGATCCAACTCCTCTGCCACTCGGTCGAAGGCGACGCGTTAATTCATGAATGGAGTAAAGGCTATGAAGGCTATACCGAAGGAGAGACGAACCGGAAGATCGCGCAGGTTAGAGGACAGAATCTTGGTCCGACTCTGTGCGCTACGTTCGAGTCTCGCAATCCTGCGGGATGCGATAGTTGCCCGTTCAAAGGCAAAATATCCAGCCCCGCCCAGCTTGGCACCCAAATCACCAGCGCGCCGGCGCCGGTCGTCGAAGTCCGAATCGCCGATAAGCTGGTCCAGCTTACCATACCAGTTCCCCCAGCACCCTTCACCCGCGGCGCGGAAGGCGGGATCTACATCGAAGAAGATGGGATAACGCACAAAATTTATGAATATGACCTTTACCCTGTTGAGCTTGCCTACGACGAGCAACTCGGATACGAAACAACTCGCTGGCGTCATTTCCTCCCAAACGAAGGATGGAAGGAGTGTGTACTACGTTCCTCGTTGCTGGCTCGACCAGTGGAGTTCGAATCTGCCCTTAGAGACAACCATATCCGGCCTCTCGTCCGAGGAAAAATAGCCATGTACGGAGACTACTACATCAGGAAGATCAGCGCCGACTCCAAGATGCGTAAACTCTTTCGCTCCCAAGGGTGGAAGGAGAACAACACTGAGTTCGTGCTGGGCGACAAGCTCTACCGCAAGGATGAAGTTGTCCAGGCGGGGTTCAGCCACGGCACTGAAGGCTTCCTCAAGCCCTTCCACTCCCGCGGGTCGCTCGATGCGTGGCGCGCGCTGACGAGCGTGCTGGACAACCCGAAGTTTGAGCCCCACGCCTTCATGCTCCTGCTTGCCTTCGCCGCCCCACTCCTGAAGCTCGCCGGCCGCCAAGGGTTCACCGTCTGCGCGCTGGGCGACTCGGGCGCCGGCAAGTCCACGATGGGCATGTTCATGTCTTCAGTCTACGGCCACCCGGATGCTGGGTGGATCAAGCGGGACAACACCCAACTCGCGCGTATCCAGCGGCTGGGCGCGCACTTCTCGCTGCCCGCCTACATGGATGAGGCCAGCACCATCGCACCCAAGGAACTGCGGGATCTGATCTACATGATTCCGACGGGCAAGGGACGGGACAGCATGCGGCAGGACTACTCACTACGCGAGGGGGCTGAGTGGGCAACCATCTTCGTGACCTCGACCAACGACTCCCTACAGTCGAAGCTGCAACTCGAGAAGGCCAATGCCGAGGCTGAGGGCCTGCGCCTGTTCGAGTTCCGGTTCCCCAAGGCGCGCGAGTTCGGGCCAATATCAAAAATCATCCCAGCCGCCGTGCAGGAAAACTACGGGCTGGCTGGCGAGAAATATATCGAGGGACTCGTGAACCATCAGGATGCGATACGGTCTAAGCTCAAGACCGTGGTGGAGGAGGCCGAGGCCCGGTTCCAGATGGACGACAAGGAGCGCTTCTGGAGCCAGGCGATCGCGCTCACGCTCTACGGCGGCGAGCTCGCGCGCGAGTGGGGGCTGATCGAGTTCGATCCCCAGCGCATCGTGCCGTGGCTGCAGAGCGAGACGCGGCGCATGCGCCACAACTTAGCCGAAGGGATGGCCGGGTCGGTGGCGGTCCTCGGAGACTACCTGAACGAGCACATCGGCGAGCGGCTCACCGTGACGCGGCTGAACGCCGGGCTCACCGGCTTGAACCAGCGGCCGATGCGCGCGCTGAGCCAGCGCTACGAAAAGGACTCCCAGTTGCTCTACATCGGTCGCAAGCACCTCAAGCACTACATGGACGAGCGGCACTACAACTACAACGAAATCAAGGACGATCTGATGGCCCGCGGGATACTGCTCGAGGCCGACGTCAAGAAGGTGCTCGGCGGCGGGACGGACCTGACTGGTGGACAGGTGTCGTGTTGGAAGGTGCAAGCGGATCACACAGAACTTGGAGCGCTGCTCGGGTGACGGCATACTATAATGAGATCGACCCGTTCGCCGCGGCGTGGCTACGGGAACTTATCAAGGCGGGGCACATCGCTCCAGGAGAGGTAGATGAGCGAGACATACGCGACGTTCGGCCAAGTGAGCTTGCCGGATACACCCAGTGCCACTTCTTCGCCGGCATCGGGGTCTGGAGTTACGCACTCCGTAACGCTGGATGGACTGACGACCGCCCCGTCTGGACCGGCTCCTGCCCGTGCCAGCCTTTCAGCGCGGCAGGCAAAGGCGGCGGGTTTGATGATGAGCGGCATCTCTGGCCAGCCTACTACCATCTCATCGAGGTCTGCCGACCTCCAGTTATCTTTGGCGAGCAGGTTGGAAGCAAACCTGGCCTCGCTTGGCTCGACCTTGTTCACACTGACATGGAAGCTGCGGGATACGCCTTCGGGGCGACCGATCTGTGCGCTGCGGGCGTCGGGGCGCCGCACATCAGGCAGCGGCTTTACTTCGTGGCCGAGTCCGAAGTCGAGCAACACAACCGGAGTGGGCACGAGGGGCGAGGGGGGCGAGAATCTACAGACTGCGGCGCAACTGAGCTGCACATGCCCCACGGAGTGCGATTGCCAGAGTCCAGAAACAGAACCGCGAATGATCAGCAACGAATGCCCGATTCACAACTGGAACCCGAGGCCCTCACCCTATTGCATGGCGCATTTACACCTGGCGAGTTGGCCGACTCCGAACACACCGAGCGGGGGTCGGTCAGTCTCGATCGACAAGATGAGCGCGACCGGTATGACGATGGACGGCCGGAAGCACACGGTATCGCTGGAGCATGTGGCGAAGTTCTCCGCTTGGGCCACCCCTCGCGCCGAGGACTCGGAATCAACGGGCGCGCACCGGGGGACGCCGGACACGCTGACGAGCCAGAGCAGGCTGAGTTCATGGGCGACACCGACAACGCGCGACCACAAGGACGGGGACTGCTCGAAGCAACTGGAAGCGGGGACTGTACCAATCTCAGCACTACTCGGCCGCCAAGTGCAACTAACGGCTTCTGGTCCAACGCCGAATGGATCGCCTGCCGCGACGGTAAAAGCCGGCCAGTTGAACCCGGCATTGCCCCGCTGGTTAATGGGGCTACCAACCGTGTGGGACGACTGCGCGGCTATGGTAACGCGATCTGTGCGCCGGTCGCGGAAGAGTTTATAAGGGCATACCTGGAATCATGATCGAATTCACCGACAAGCACGGCCGGCAGGTCGCGGTGCAAGCGCGTCAAATCGGGGTACCCAACGAGAACATGACCGAAGTGTTGCTTGCCTTGCTGAACCGGTGGGTCCCGGCCAGCGAGTTTATCGGCCCCCCGGTCGCCTCGCGGGGGGATTACAACTCGTCTGATCTGGGATCAGAACGGTCGCCCGAGCGCCAGCGCTAATCCATGCAAGAGAGCATGAGGATAAACAATCCCATGGCCACGAAGAACAGAATGGGAGCAAGAACGCTCACTTGATCTCCGTGTCCATCTTCGGTTTCAACGCCCACTCCTTGGCTGAGTTGAGGTCTAGGGTTGCTTTTGCGCTTTCTTCAGCGATTCCTCGAACTCCATCAACAAGTCTTCCGACCGCTGCACTGAATTCGGTCCGGTCGTAACAGGCGAGGTCAGGACGAGCGGCGCCGGCGGGGGCGGCGGGCACAAAACCGCCACTGGGACGGGCGTTGCGCAGGCTGCGAATAGTAGCGTTGAGCTTATCAGTAGCAAGTTGGTTCTGAGCATCGACCTTCTCCTTGTTGGCTTTGTCATTGGCTTCTGTGATCCTGGCATCGGCGCGGGCCTTCTCGCCAGCGGCCTTGGTCAGATTCACAAACGAGTCGTACACGATCTTGTCGGCCGCTGCCTGCCGGTGCTGTGCGTACCAATAGGTCCCGCCAAACGCCCCGACCATCACGAGCAGGTATACCCACGCCGTCGCTATCCCTCGCTGCTTATTCATCCGCATCTCCTATGTGCACGTCACCATCCGGCCCCATGTCGTGTAGATCGGCTGCAATGCTTTCAAGATCCGCGGCGGATATCCCCGACTTTCCTTCAAGTACTCCGGCTTTCTTGAATCGACTACCGACTCCACGCTGCCGAAATATATCTCGGGGTTCTTCCCACTTGCCCTTGCGATTTCCTTGTCGCGCGTCACCCATTTCGGCCCCGAGTTGTACCCCGAGAGAGCGAACGCCATGCGATCACACTCGGTTTGACCACTAACCTTGTCATAAAGTTCCTTGTCGTAGATGGCGAGCGCTTGGATGGCCCACGCTGGATTCCCAGGATCAGCCTTTCCGAGCTGCTGGGGGTAGGCCCCTGAGATCCACTTGGCGGTATCAGGGGTGAATTGTGCGAGGCCCGAGGCAAACTTGCTCTTGGCCGCCGGCCGCCACCTGCTTTCCTGATGGATCTGGGCGGCGAAGACCGCCACAGGTGCATCGAGCCCCCACACGGCTCGCGTCTGGCGGATCACATCGCGCTGGTATTGCATCGCTTCGCGCGGGATGGATTCGCCAAACGCCGTCGTCACCCATAACCCAGCAAGAAGACATACCCAGCGCGTCACACCGCCAGCCCATATCCCATGACACAGCCGATGAAGATCAGCGCGCGCGCCACGATGCGCGCGGCTCCGATGATGTCGTGTGGTAGCGTGTCGTCGAGCTTCACTTCCACGAACAGGAAGAACGCGCGGTCGAGGAAGTAACTGGTGATGCCCGCCATGAAGACGAGCAGGGTCTTCATCAAGACGTTGCCGATCTGCTGTGGGGCAATCACCCCGACCAGTACGGCAAGGACCGCGGCCGTGATCATCCATAGCCACAGACGCGGGGCCTGCTGGTTCTTCTCTGCCGTGGCGACTACTGCTACGGCCTTGGCGATCGGGCCGGGCGCTGGAGGAATGGGTGCTGCTGTGGATTCGTCGCTCATTACGGATCGCTCCGGTGCAACCACCACATTTGGGTTACGGCCGTGCCCCGCGGCGTGGTGTCGCCGGGAGCCTTCCATTCCCGAAAGTTGAGGTAATATGTCTGCCCGGCCACAAGCGGAACGTCCTGGTCTATATTGCTCACGCTGCCGGCGCCGAAGCGCAAAACGATTGTTCCGACAACGCCAAACAAATAGTCGGCGTACTGGTTTATCGGGCGGTCAAAATTGTGCGGGCAGGCGCTAACCACAAACTGCTTGCTCACCCCCGGATTGGTTTGGTCCACGATGTGCACTTGCATGCCGAGCGGATATTTCGCGGCGTTCGCGACGAACCGGATGGCGGTGCCGAGATCCCCCGAGGCCGTCAAGTCACGCTGACCAGCCGGCCACAGCGCCTGCTCGAGCGGGCTCAGGTCGCGATCCGAGCCGCCGCCGAACACCTCGTCAGGGCCGCACCCGACTGCGGGGGGCGTGACAGGTGGCGCGGGCGGAACAGGCGTGGGCGGAACAACAGGGGGTGCTACTCCGCTCGGCGTGCAGTTGTAGTCTACTCCGTCGATATTTAATTTCACTACAGCCATTTCACTCTCCTATGGTTGTTTAACTTGTTCGCCGTTGTAGTTATACGGTTTGCCGGATGCTTTAGCAGCGTCGATCATTGCCGTCGTAATTAACTGCCTGATTTCGTGATCCAATGTGCGCTGTGCGTCCCACTTTGATTGCGTTTCTGCTCTGTGAGTTTCCCACACTGATTGCGTTTCGGATCTGTGAGACGCCCATTTGCTTTCTGAGTCCTCTCGCGTCATATATTTACCTAGCACGGCATCGTTCAGTCCTTTAAGGTCGACATTTACGCGATCTATTCCGGTTCGCAATCCGTTTAAGATAATTCCGAAAAAGAGCATGATTATGCCAAGACCGCCTTGTAGGATGAACATCCCCATTTCATTATTCATCGGAATCTCCCCGTGGTTTATTGAAGCCTACCAATCATGGCAGTGCGTGTCTGAGAGGTAGCGGTGGCATCAAGAATTTGCAAGCGCTTTCGTCGAACTTCAACGTAGGGAGATCATAAGCAAGGCACGCACATTTATCGGATTGATCCGGCTTGACTCCAACGGTTATATCTTTAAGGCGTTGTTCTGCGAGAGGAAGCAGCGACAGCAAATAATCAGCCACGGTTCCGGCCGCCATGACCTGATCACTCGTGACTTCGGTTTTCAGAAACGGCAGCACTGCGACCCATGTGCCATCGGGCATATTCTGCATGATTCCGATGTCGTATCCGGGAACATCTCCGTTAGGCACTGCTGCCAGCGCGAACAGGCCAATTCCAGCAAGCGGGCATTCGCAGGAATTAAGTTTTGTTACTGGATAACCCATGATTCATCCTTTCAATTTATGCCAGCGATTGCCCCGTCGCTGGCGCCCGGTCGAAACCGCAGGGAGAATCTGCGATGGCGTTTAGTTATAAAGTCCTGCGTTGTAGCCACCTGGCGGGGTATAGGTAAATGCGCTTGCGCCAAAATTTGCGGTAACAGATAAAATTGATGCGCTTGCCAAACCGTGCGCAGCGTACATTGTTCCTGTCAGTCCCGTGGACATAGTGCCCTGGCTGGCATTATTTTTGTATGCAGTCAAGGTTCCAGCGTCCATGTCAAGCGCTAATCCTATGGTATCTCCCGCACCGTAAGCCGCTCCATAGGCTGCATAAACACTGTTGTTAAAACTATGTCCATTTGGAGAGTTGTAAACCCAGGCATTCGCGCCTGATAAAGTTGCAGACATACTTGCTGAAGCGTTTACCACCCCTTCCAATACACCAACAGTCGCAGAGAAGGTCAATTCCCAATACCACTTTCCAGACGATTTCCCTATTGTTGATCTAACGTCCTGGTCGTTAGTAGCATTCGTAGCGATAAGGTTACTGCCAGACAGAGTTATTCCTGCATCTTTGTTTGCGGGGTCCCATGTAGTGTATACCTTAGGAATACCAACCCCACCCATAAACCCCAACGCCCTTCCGATGATAGTCATCTGAGCATAGGCTTTCCGAGAATGGATACCATGACCGCAAGATCGGCCAACACGTTTTTCGCTTGGGCCAGCGTAGTAACGTTCGTCTGAACGTAGGCACTAATGGTCGCTGGTGTGTTACTCAGCAAAAACACCGCTGCCGCATTGAGTTTGGCCGTAGACAAGTCCGATGTGTCAGCGGTCGATTGAGCCGCCGCTGCGTTGAATGCATCTATCCGAGCCTGCACCCAATTCGTGATCGTCCATGCCTGCTGCCAATGATCGACATTCCATACAACACCGTTCGCAACGGCGTCCTGAAACTGAGTATTGCCAGGAGCAACTACGGTCACGGGCAGCAATTCAGCTATCTGTGCCTTCGGCCAGTTGCCGGGATAGGTCGTGCCGTTACGCGCCGTGTACTGGTCGGCGTCCTGAATGATGGTTTGAAGATTAGGATGGAGCCACATTATGCGTACCCCTTGTTCATGGCTAGAGAAATCGTAGCCGCAACCATCGTGTGAGTGCCCGACTGCGAACCAGTCGTCTGTGCTCATTTCATTTCCTCAGTTGTGGAACCCTACAAATCCAGCCGTCGGGGTATTTACCCACGGCGAAGATCCAAAATTTGCAGTTACTGAATTGCCTGAAGACGAACCAGAAGACTGCGCCGGATACAAAGTACCAGTTAGCCCCGTAAATGCGGTTCCCTGTGATACATTGTTTTTGAAAAACACGAGTGAACCTGCGCCCCTATCGAGTTCCATGCGGATGACATCGCCTTCCGTGTACGAGGCTCCATATGCAACGGAACTGTTATTCTGTTTATTTCCGTTATATCCATAGTACATCCAATAATTAGCATCAGATTCAGCCTCATTAGCAAGATTGGCTGAAAGATTGGCTACGCCAAGTTCAATACCTGCGCCCGTTGCGGTCACTATAGTAAATTCCGCAACCGATTTACCAGAAGAAACCCCAACGGTGGCCCTTACGGAGTTTCCTGCTCCGGCTATTGTGCTTGTAAGATTTCCGTTAGATAAGACGTTATTCGTACCTTTGTCGATCGGATTCCATGTTGCGTAAGTGTAAGTTATACGCGTACTCATCAACATTGCCGCTCGTCTCAACATGATTACGCCTCTTGCGCCGATCCTACCAAGTCAACCTTGGTATCGGTGCTATTCCAAAATAGTGCGAGGTAAAGCGTCTTCGAGAGAACGGTCGTTGATGGAAGAGGCGTTCCCAACGCACGATACTGTGTATCCCAAGTTAAGGCCCTTGCTGTTGCGTTGTCCTTGATCCTGATTATCATTACCTGCCCCGGAGTAGGAGTCCCGCTTGGATTGTTGAACTTGAGCGCGCCCGCTTGCGCCGTAATCACAAATTCATCTGCGGTGTCCCAACTAAGCGACGTGCCGGTGTCAGTAGTGTAGCTCGCGGCTGATACAACAACAGCAGTGATGCGCTTGTTGGTGAGGGTCTGAGTGTCTGTCAGCGTTACGGCGGTATTTGTCACACCCGCCGCTGGCAGGCCGGTGCAATTGGTAAGCACCCCCGAAGCAGGAATTCCTAGCGCTGGTGTAGTTAGTGTCGGCGAAGTAAGTGTCTTGTTCGTTAGGGTCTGAGCTGTAGTCTTATCAACCGTTATTGACGTGTCAACCGCAATCGACGCCCCGGTTACAGTTATTCCATTCCCGCCGGTGAATGATCCTTGTCCTGCGATCTGCGCGAACGTGATCGCGTCGGTCCCAACGACCGGAGCATCAGCGGAGGTCTGCCCCCATGTGGTAGCGGAGAGTGTCGTGCCTGCCGTAACGAACACGGAGTCGCCAATCTTAATGTCCGTAATCATGTCGTAATCAAGCGCACGAGTGAGAACGAAGACTGCGACACCTGAGCCGGTCGCAGTTACTGTGTAGATCCCGTTCTGGAAAGTAGATGCCTGGTTCTTTATCAACACGCGATCGTTGACAGAAGGCGAACCGCTGTCCAAACTTATCGCCGCGAGCGCCACTCCCGTGAGGGTCGCTCCGGCCCCGGAAGACCCGTTCGCATATACGATGCTTGGAAGGGCTGCAATAGAAGCGTATTTCACCGCTTCTTTAAAAACCTGCCCTAGAATCGCATTATCCACGTATGCTGTCGTCGCAACCTTCGTGGAGTTGTCGGCTGGAGTCTGAGTAGTCCCAGTCGTCGTCGACCCGATCGCTCCGCCTGAATACAGTAGTGTGGCTGCAGCGTCAGGCAGCGCGAATGCCCGTTCAACCGTAGGACCCGTGAACGTCGCCAGCCCAGTTGCTGGCAGCAGAGTTGCGGGCGCGTTACACCAAACATCTTTTGATCCGGCAGACCAGCTTACCGCTGCTCCGGCGTTGCTAGAAGCCCGTATCGAAGTGCGTGAGAGCGTAGTGCCTGAGCTGGTGAACGTTCCGTACCCTACTTCCCAGTTTGTACCATCGGTCACAGCATACTCGATTACGTCTGCGTTTGAAAATGCCGATGTGAACGCTCGGAAGCCCGTCACCGCGCCAGCAAGCGTGTAAGTGCCTGTGCCTGTGGTAGTAGTAGTTTCCTTGACGCGATCTGCGATCTTCGCCATTTGTGGCTCCCTATCTCGTTACTTCATCGGTGGCGGTTACAATACCGATCTCGCCCGGCAGCGGGAGCACCTGGAATACAACGCCTCCCGGCGACACGAGCTCCAAGTCGAACACGCCGTTCAACCAGGGATACGCCGCCGTATCGGTTGCGCTGATGAAAATGGTAATCGTCTTTGCCGTGTCATCGAGAACCAGGCCACCATTCTCCGTGGTCAAGTCTGCCAGCGGCACGCCGGGCGCGTCGACATAATCTCGTATTTGCATCCGGGCCGTGAACCCTGCCAGAGTCGCAGGCGTCCAGTACACGAGACTTCCCCCCGATGTATAGGCTGAGAACGACTCCGAACTCACATCATTGAACGTGACGACATCCGCCGATATTCTGGTGACCTTATGGAAATCGGACGAGCGCAGCGGCCAGTTCTTCGCATTGATCTGGCGCATGCCGTTCACCGAGATGACCGCCGCTCTCCAGCCGTCGACAAGCCCGTGGCCAATCGCGGTAATGGCAACCGGCCCCGCGGCGGTGATTCCGGTTATCGTTTTGTACACAAGAGGCTCGGTCTCCCAACGTACCACTTGGGAAACGGTCTTGCCCTTAATGATTGAAAGAGTGGTCATGATGGCCTATGTTCGGGGTGAACGTACCACACGGGGGGGATACTGCGAACGAACAAACCCGTGTCTTGCAGGGTGCTGTAAAGGTCTTCGTAAACAAGGGCTAACCCGCTTGGCCGGGCAGCGACCCCGTTAATTGCCGCGTTCTGCCCTATTAACAATCCTAGCACATTATGGTGGGCGTTGTATACCGTCGAGCCCGCTACTCCCGAGCCCGCCCCCGCCAACAAGCCTGAAGTGCCATGAGTTGCAATGCGACGCGAAACTCCGACAAGGGCGGCAGTTGCAGTCAGTGAACCAAGTGCCGCGTGTATCCGGTTGCGGGCTGCCGCGCCAACAACTGTGGCATGCCCAACAAGCGCACCGGGGGATGCGTGAAGGCGCGTGCGATGCGAGGCCCCAACGGCTGTGCTTTGTCCCGCGAGCGCACCGCTGCTGCCATGAAGATGCAGACCGATTCGCGCCGCAGTGCCTGCTACGACTGAGCTTTTACCTGGCAGCACACCAGAGCTTGCGTGCTTCTTGACTTGCGTCGCGGTTCCGACAACGGCGCTCGTTCCGGCTATCGCACCATTAGTTATGTGCCGTTGGGTGCGGTGGGAAGTTCCAACAACTACCGCGCTCTGTCCAACCAGCACGCCGGTATCGACGTGCTTGGCCTTGCGAACTGCGGTCCCAACAACCGTGGAACTTTGCCCGGCCAGCGCGCCGGGAGACGCGTGGACGCGCGTGCGATGGGAAGTTCCGGCAACAACCGCGCTATGCCCTGGCAACGCACCAGATGAGGCATGAGATGCCGCATGATGAGACGTCCCAACAACGGCAGCGCTTTGCCCCGCGAGCGCGCCGGATGTCGCGTGAACTGGGGTCCGGTGAGAAGTTCCAGCAACTGCGCAAACACCAACCAACGCACCCGTTGCGAAGTGCGTTGTGACCGGCCCGCTGATCGGGGCCGAACTAAGCGGGCGGAACCCTAGCATCGCAGTCTAACCGGGAGTTGCCTCCCAGTTACGGATACTACGCGGACAGGGCTGTGTAAGTCAGGCTCGAACAGCTAACCGTGTCGCCGGCGGCAACCGTCAGGCCATTTGACATATTGATGTCGCTCGAGTTAGCCGCCACTGCACAGTGAATAATGATTACTGCACCAGATGTCTGAATCGACGCTGTGGCCACCGCACCTGCATTACCAGTCGCATTGGTATCTGACGCGATCGCCGCTGCAGTCGACGTGCCGCCGGATGATGCGCCGAACGAAGTAGGGGTGGTCAGCGGCAGCGTGGCAACTATCGCGCCCGGAGACCCGATCGTGCCGGTCAGACGAAAACATAGGTTTGCAGAAGTGCCGATCAGTGCGATAACAGCATTAGTTGCGGCGTCGCGCGCCGTGGTGCTGTGGGTAACGGCCATAGTAATTACTCCTTCGGTTCAGGTTGGGGTGTTTCGGGTTGCTCGGGTTCCGGCAGGACGTGGCCGACCAGTTGATACTCTTCTACCTTACCCGTCGCCTTACGGGTAATAGATACTGTGAAAGCCAATTCTGCTGGTTGAGTTGACAGATCGCTCATCACGACCCGCCCGCGAGGATACGAACCGTCGTGGTGTCATCCACCGAACCCGAGGCGCTCACCTGCACGCCGTAGAGTCCGCGCACATCCATGATGAACCAACCCGTGCCGACGGTCTGCGAGGCAAGCGTGCCGCTCGCCGCTAGGATCAGGCCGGCCGGCGTCGACGTAATACCGGTGGTGTACGATACCCACGGGCCTTCAGGATGGAACATGACTTCCACCAAGAAACCATCGATCGCGTGAACTGCGGGCGTGAGCGACACGTTCAGGTTCTGAATCATGTTCTGAAGAATCATGGTGGCCAGAACCGTGTTACCGGTGGCCGGGATGGTTACAACCCCGCTGTCGCACTTGAAGACCGGGCGGAGTTGCGTGCCGACGAGAGAGCTAGTTTGAGCCATAGTGATACTCCTTTATCGTTCTAGTATACCCTGATTTTACTGCTGATTCATACCCTCGGCCGCGACGCTCGTCCCTCTCAACTGGCGGGGGAGAAGCATCATTGTGCGCTGATTCAACGGCATGCCGCCGAGCATGATCTGCCGGCGGATCGTGGCCCCACTCAGCCGCAGGGGCTCATCCGGGTTCGCCTCATCCCACTTCGTGGCGTTCGACCAGATCTCAGCCGCCTTCTCGCTGTCCCCCGCCCGCAGCGCCTGCACGAGACTGTTCTGCATGCCTGCCCGAACCTGGGTGTAGAACGCCTTGGTCTGCCGGTCGATCATGTCAGTTTGGTACATCTTGTTCAAACTCGCCGGCGTGACGCCCATCGTCTGGAACAGCGCTTCAAGGCTGGACACGTCGAGAATCTTCTGCCCGTGCGCATCCGACGCGTAACCGTTGTTGAACTGCTCGGTCCCTTTGATCAGGTTCCGCACAGCCGCGGGGCCACCCGCCCGCAACGCGTCAGCCGCCTGCTTCCAATCCCCACCCGCTATCCCCTGCACAAGCGGCCCGATGTTCTTGGCGACGTCGATGCCCATGGACACCGGCGCGCCGAGGAGGGACGTCAGCGTGCGGCCTGCATCGGCGTCCGCGGTTCCGAGCCGGGTGCCGGGCACGAAGTCCCCCGCGCCGATGCGGGAGGAGGCGCTCATGCCGAAGATGTCGTTGATCACGCCACGCAGCACGAGCTCGGACGCATCATACCCCACGATGGCCTCGCTCGCTTCCTTGATCATGTTTCGCATCGCGCGCCGGGTGTTGAACGTGGAGCCGAAGAGATCCTGCGCAATCGTGTCGATCAGGTCCTCGATCGTCTCGGCGAACGGCAACCCCTGGATGCCGGTCATCATCGTAAGGCCCAGTAACATATTACGGGCAGCTTTCGGGTTCGCCTTGTGCATGAGATAGATCGCTTCGGTCATGAACAGAGGGAAGCTCTTGAACATGAACATGATGGCGAACACCGGGTTCTTCGCGGCGCCGGGGCGGTTCGCTTCGTTGTAGTTGTTCTGCGTCTGGTCCACCACGTTACGCGCGAAGTTGTTCAAGTCCTGCCCGGTCAGCGCGCCTTCCTTGCCATTCAGTGCTCCGGTCTTCGGATCGAGATGCTTGAAGTCATCCTGCATCCCGACCTTGTACGCGGCGATGAAAGAGGCCACGCGGTTCATCTGCTCGGATATTCGGAAGGGGGTCATCCAGACTTCGATTGCCTTCTGCACCGTGTTGCTCTGGGAGAACATCTGCCCCTGCGCGATACCCATGATCTGGTGGACTTCCGTATCGAACAGCACATCCCATGCGTCGTGAAGCGCGTCGCGCAGGCCCTCGATCTTGTCAAGGGAGCCGAGAGAGTTCTTCGGGTCGTTGTCCTTGTTCTGTAACCGCACGATATCCCGCATAACCGCCTGATGCTGCCACGCTTCCTTCCATGAGGTTAGCGTCGTGGAATACGCGTTCCACGAGCCTGTGTGGATGGAGAGTTGCGGGGCCGTAAGCATCGGCACGCTCATGGAGTTCACCATCGCGCCGCTGATCGAGCCGCCGATAAAATACATCATCGCCATGGCGCGCGAGCGGCGAGACCACCCGCCGGAGTGATCAGGAACCAGCACGAAGTTCGACATCTCGTTGGCGAGGTTGTGATAGAACCCGTCGAGCGGTTGCTCTGCCTTCCAGAGATTGTTCTCGTGGTTATCATCGACGCTGATCTGTGCTTCCTGGACGCCGGTCTGTTGGTTCTTGACGACGTCCGACTGCACTGGCTGGCCGGTTCCCGCGGCCTCGAGCGCGGACGCGAACTTGGCGTAGGCGAGCTTGCCCGAGTACGCCGTCACCATATCAGCCAGCACGCGCATGCCGTCTCGCGAGAACCCCGGCACGTTCTCGCGGTGCATCATACGGTTCCGGGTGATGGAGTCCGCGGCGGAGAGCGCCTGCACGATCTGCTCGCGCGCCGTGTCGCTGATCTCCACTCCGTTGCGCCGGGCAGTGTCAAAGAACTGCTGGAGTGGGATACCCGTGTGCTGATCGTTCTTGTGCGCGGTTCCTACTTCGACTTGCAAGGCGGTGATCCCCTTGCGCTTGAGTTCATCCGTGTACTGCTTAGCCACCCACGACGCCATGCCGGGGCTGTCGTAGTGGGAGTACAGCGTGTCTATCTTCTTCCCATCATGGCCGACGCCGAACACGCGCACCGTGTGGTCACCATAGCGTTTGAGCGGGGCGTAACCCTGATTGACCATGGTATTCACCCACGCGTTGCGCGCGTCGTACCATTCCTTGTAGGCGGCGGGGGTTGTGAAGTAGCGCTTGTAGGTCTCAGCGTCGGACGCGAACTCCGTGCGCAGGATATGCTCGATCATCACTGTTGCGTCATCGAACATCTTCAGTTGCTTCGGCGAGAGTTTGGATCTGAGGTCCGTTAGTTCGGACGACCCGTTCTTGATGTCAGCCAGCGTGCGGTCTGTTATCGCCTTGAACGCCGCGTTACGGTCCTCGGGACTTGCCTTCTGCCAAGTGGGGATCTTCTCCATCATGGCGGACATCACGGAACCGCGGTAACGAATGAAGGTGTTGAACGTGCCCAACACGTTCTTGTAGCCATTGGAGAATCGCGCGATCAGGTTCCCGTTGGCCATGTTCTTCGCCCACCAGTGCCCGAAGCCCGTTCCAAGTTCGGCCTTGGTCGCGCCCCACCCGGCCTTGATCACGTTGTCCGGCGAGCCGGCGTGTTCCATCAAGTCCGCGGCCGCCTTCGCCTCTTGGTAGCGAAAGTTAGAGGCGTGAATGAGCCCCCGCGCGACTTCCTTCTCGTTCGCCATCGTAGCCTTGGAAAACTGCGCGCGCTCGGAATCGGGGATAAGGTTACCGATACCTATTTCTGAGAATTTCGCATCGTCTAGGTCCATAACAACCTGCGCCGGGAACGACCGTGCCCCCAATTTAAGCAGCGCATCGAACCTATGACCCCCCTCAAGGATGTATAGCCCCTTTGCATCTACGGCAACAATTAGCGGGGAGATTTCCTCTGATTCCTTAATCTGGTCGGCAAGCGTTTGCGTGCCCGCATCAACGCCACGCCTCTGCACGTCTTTCACATATTCTTGATCCATCGCCGACATTGGAACTTCACGTACGCCCGGCAAGATTTGATACTTTGTAAACGACGCTGCGATAGACGATTGATTCGGTACACCGTCACGTACAGTTCTACCGTCGACAACTGATCCAGCACGACGGAACTCCGGTGTGTTGATCTGACCAGCACGAGCGGCACTACTCGACAACCTTACTACACTTTCCGAAGCACCCGCCCGGCTCTCTATCTTCTGCCGCTCCGCGAACTCTCCGCGGTCCAGCGCGTCAAAGATGTCCTCGATCGACTTGAACCCGAGCCCGTTGACCGCGTTCACGATCCTCTCGAGGAGGGCGCGGATCTTCTCGAACACCTTCTGGAGCGCGCCTTCGACCTTCAACTCCCCCCGGCGCCAGAACTGAAACCCGTACGCGTGTGCTTCATTCGGCTTGGACGCCACTTCATCTGCGAGGTTCGTCTTGTTTTCCCGATCGTATCGCTGCACTCTCTCCATCAACTGAGCGTGCCGCGCGGTACCGGGGGCGAGCCCGCGCGCTACAACCGCGCGCTCTTCTGCGTTGAGTTTCCACTTCTCAATATAATGCCACGCCTCGTGGTCCATTACTCCGAGTACATCTTTCGCATTTGTCGCAAAGTAAATGATCGACTTGAGACCCCCAATAGGTGTAAAACTGCCCGCTACCCCATGGCTAGTCCCCCCATGTGGACGCATTTCACTCGTCTGCACTTTCAGGTCGGGATCTTGGCCTATCAACGAAGCCAGTCGTTGACCCGCGGCCGCTAAGATCGCGTTGCGGCGGTCGACAATGACGCCTTGTACCTCGGGCGAAGCGGCGTCGAACTCGGGCTGGGTGAGGGCTTGGGCGGCGACAGATTTAAATTCGCTCGTCGGCTTATAATCCTCACGTAACGTCGGATGCACTCCAGGGCGGAACTCCCATGGGTTTAAAAGCACTTTCGTAACTTGCACTTGATTAGCCGCGAGACCACGATCGCGTCCTGCTTGGTGCTTCGCGGTCTCAGGATCGGCTGCTAAATAACTGCCTGCACGAATCCCATCTTTCTGTAGCATACCAACCGATGCAGCCGGAGTAGCATGGTAGAACACATATTTACTCCCTTCTTGCGGCATCTTGTGGCGCTCAAGCCAATCCATTTGCTCTTGCCCGCGCGTCATCCCCTTCGGTGCGAAGGCGTTGTCAGTCGGCTCGTTCCACCACTTTGGTTGCGCCTGCTCTATCGCCCCCTTCGAAAACTGCGCGTTCGCTCCCTGCACCGACTCGTGCATGCGCTTGATCAGGTCTTCCACTTCACTTTTCTTAACCTTGCTCGCGACCGATCCGCCGACCTTTTCCTTGCGCACTTGCTGATCGATGAACGCCCGCTGGTTCTCTTCCGGTTGCGCGAAGGCGGACTGCGCGATCGCCCGAACCGTGGACTGAAGCGCGCGCAGTTCCGCGGGCTCGCGCGAGACCGTCTTGCGGGCGATCGCTTCAATCCCCGAGTCGAGTTCCTTGATCTTGTCCCCGACCGTGACTTTGTTTTCGGCCGGCGGAGTTACTATGTTTTTGCCCCTACCGGGTTTCGGTGCAATCGTGCCACTTGTGGGGGTGATCGTGCCACTTCCGGGGGTGATCGTGCCACTACCCACTGTGGGTTGCCCATTATCCTGTGCACTAGCCGGATTTACGCCTGCTGGATTAAGCACGGCGGCGTCGGTCTTGGCGTGTAATACCTCAGTGGGCACACCCGTCTCGCCCGTGTCATGGATCATGGCTCGTACGCTGGCGGGGATACCTGACTCTGGGGCGGGAGCGGCCGCAAGATCACCCCCAAAGTTAGGATGCCCTTGCTGCATTCTATAAACGCTTCCGTCAGGGCGCTGGTGGAGTTGCTCCCCGGCGGTATTCGCGCCAATAATGGCATCTTCTGACGGCGTGATTACTGTACGCCCTTCCTGCGCGTCATGCGCTGGAACAGTCAGCGTGCCGGGATCGCTACCCTTCGCAAGCCCCTTAATGGTATCTCGCACCGTGGCGCCGTGTGCGCGCACGGCCGCTGCACTAAGGCCGGTAGCATCCATAGCGAACTTGAGATAGGACGCGTCGCGCTTCGACGGCTTCTGCTGCGCCGTTATGTATGCGGCGCGATCGGTGTCGCTCTCAAAGTTAAGGGCGAACTGCTTGTCCCCGTAGCTATATCGAGGCTTCGCGCCGGACAATTCTTTGGGCAACGTCGGAACGATGCCCTCATCTCGCAGCGCGGTCTGGGTCGCTGTGGGGGTCGCGACATTTTCGGCGGCATTTTGCGGCACGATCATGCTGTGCTCGGGCAGCGTCGGATGCGGAACTACCTGATGGGGTACGCCTGTCTCGGCTTCAAGTTGTTTCGCCGTCGCCTCCGCAGCGTATTGGTTAGCGTATGGAGCTTCCGGTCCCGTCACCGCTTCACTTACGGGTGCCACCTGTCGCTGCCCCGCTACGTCCGCGGCGGGTGCGACCTGATCTGTCGCTAAGGTGCTAGGGGTCACCGCAGGCGGTGCGACATTTTCGGCGACATTTTGCGCAACCGGCGTGTTCACTGCTGGCGTTTGTCCAGTATTCGTGGACGCCAGCGGTTCTTGGACAGATGGCGTAACGATCGCCGCACGCTGGGCATCGACCTCGGCAGCAGTGGGTGGCGCTTGATATAGATCGGCTGGCAGAACCCCCGGAACTACCGGGGTTTCGGTCGTTTGATTAACTGGCGGGGTCTCAGCCGCCGGCCCCTTCATACCGCGGTGCGCGCCCAACACGCCGCCACCCAGTAGACCGGGCAGCGCGCCGCCGATAAATGAGTTGGCGTAGTCCGAGATCGCATCAGGGGTAGTCAGCGACTGGCCGGCCGACGCACGCTCCACAACCGACTGGAGCAGTTCCTGTGTGCCCTCAAGCCCGAACCCAACGGGTGCGCCCTTCAGTGCACCCTTGGCCATCGCGCCGAAACCGCCCTTGCCCGCCGCGGTCAGATACTTCTCGGCGGCGAGGAGCGGGATGAAGTCGAACGCCGCGGCGAGTGCACCGCCCCCGGCCGCGCGCAAAGCGGGGTTGTCGACCTTCTCTTCCAGTGCTTGAGGGTAGATGCCGCCGGCTTCGAGGGCGACGTCAGGAGCCACGGCACCGAGTAACGGGACTTGGCTCAGCGCCGCCTTGGCCGCCGCCGAAGTAGCGTACCGACCCAACAAACCCTTCGCCACCGCACCCAGAGCGCCGCCGCCAGCCATGAGCGCCATCGTAGGCACGGCGTTACCCAGCACGAACTTGGCCTGGTCAGCGATTGACTTCGCGCTCGACCAGTTGACATCCTCCAACTGGTGACCCTGCGACTGCTCACTGGAAGCCGCGTTGTGCTCGGCGGCCGCGGCGAGCGCCGCCTGCTCAGCATCAGTGGCTCCTACCGCGTGGGCGGCGAGCGCGCCGGCGCCATACAGACTTGCCTTGGTGGATGCGACAGCGGCCCCGAAGCCCTTCTTGAAGGGGCCGGGGACGGCCGGCGCGTTGGGGTCAGCGAGCGGGTCCAATCCTACAGCGGGTTTCGCTGCGTCCAAACCTATGTCGGGCGCGAGCGGATCGACAGCCATTATTTTATTTAAGCCCGGTTACCGAGTATCGTCCTGTGTCTTTAAGGGCCTGGATAGCCCTCGCGGAGTCACCTTTAAACTCAGGGTGCGCAGCAAGTGTGTCTTTCACAGTCTGTTGTGTAGCAACTTGTCGCGGTGTCTCAAGAGTGGGCGCGCCGGGGTGCCGCGAATCCCACATCATCAACTTGTCCCCTGTCATGTTCGGAATAGCCTTGATGTTGTCCGCGGGCAGTGGGCGGCCATGAAGAATGCCAGCGGCTTCTCCAACAGAACCACCATTCATGATGTGCTGCATCGCCATTGATGCGGACATTCGCGCCGTTGCCCCCTCCGCTGTGTTCTTGTCCGCTTCTGCCCCCTTGAGAATCGAATCGATGAGCAACTGCTGCTGATCGTGCTGCCCCTTCTGCGCATAGTTGGCCCAACCAAGGGCATTCGTGGCCCCGGCAGTTGCTCGCGCTGCTCGAGTTTGCTCCTGCACATTCGAGCCGCCCTGGATCACGTTCGCCTGGTTCTCCAAATTCGCTCGTGCCTTGACCCCCAACTTGCGCCATGAGGGGGCCTCGTTATCAGCGCGTAAGGACGCTTGGACATTGTTCAACCTATCCTGCTGACTCGCTTCCCTTTGCTGCTGCATTCGTTCCGCGTTTGCCGCCGCATCCGAGGCGGCCGTTGCGCCGTTGAACGCGCCACCGTTGGCTTGGTAGGATTGGGCAACCGCGCCGAAATCACCGCGCGCACCGGCGGCGACTCGAGCGGCTTGAAGACTGTCTAACGCTTCGCGGGTCGGGCCGAAGGGGTTCTTGCCTATGAACGTGCTGCCATTACCAAGCTGCAAGTTGTCGGGGGCCGGGCTGGCAGGCACGTCAGGTGCCGTGTACCCACCCGTGAACCCCTGATAGCCTTGGTTCATCCCAGGAGCAAACGCCTCATCCGGGCCGGTGGGGGCGGTAGGCGTAGGGCTCTTCCCGAACAGATTACTGAACCAGTTCCCTGCCGGGGATGGCGTGGCAGCGGGTGCCACGGACGGCAAACCAACAGGCGCGCCCGTAGGCGGCATCTGATATCCTGTGCGCAGTCCCGTTCGCGCCGGGCCGAGATCAGCAGACGCGGGAGCCGCGTCATTGTACATCTGCTCCAACCCCGTAAGATTGGCCTTGCGATCCTGCCACGCGGCGGTATTAGCCGGATACGCAGCCAGCGCTGCCGGGTCCCTCCGATTCGCGATCGGGCGCGCGCCCAACCCGCGCTGTGCAGTGTCGACCTGTGCCGCTAAATCAGCGGCGCGTCCCTTCACGTAGTCCACAAAATTGTCGTTGGCCATGATCACTACTCCTGTTTAATATCCGATGCGAGCGCATTGACCGAACTCAACGCCGCTGTCACCTGTCCTTTGTACGCGTCTATCGCTGCCACGTTGATCTGCACACGAGCATTCAGTGACGCAATCAACCCCTTCAACGTCTCAGCAGCAAACTTGATCGCGAGGTCGGCGTTCGTCGCGTTGCGCTTGAACTCGAGATCCCTTTCCGTCCTGTCCAAACTAATCGCTTGCGCTATGGCACCTACCTTAGCACTGGCACCCGTTACTTGCGCGCCGTATACTCGGACATTCGCGTCAACGCCCTGCGCCTGCGTTGTGATGTTCGTGCGGTACATCTCAGCCTGGGCATTGAACGCCTGAACTCCTTGCTGTGCCTTGTCGACTTGCGACCGGAGCCGGGCAATCAAAATCTCGGACTTAGCTTTCGCGCCGTCCACGGTGGCCGTGTACCCCCTAACCTCAGCCTCGTACGCCTGAACTTTTGCCACTTCGCCCTTGATCTGCGCCTCGAATAAGTTGAACTCGGCCACCTTCGCGCGAACCTGTTCTCCGTACGCCGAGACCTGTCCTTGGAACGCCTCGATGCGTAGCCGCTGGATTCCTACCTGCACATTCGCGGCCTCGAGTTGGCTCTTGTAAAGGCCAATAACCGAGTCCACCCCTTTCAACTGTGCATTATACACTTCAACCATCGCGCGCTGAACGTCAACCTGGAGTCTCGCCCCTTCTATTTGGCCTTTGTATAGCTCAACGCCGATCATCGCTGCACGGACGCGCTCTCCGAATACCGACGTATCGGCCTTGTACGCCTCCAGTCTTGCGTTGAACCCCGCGACCTGGGTGTCGTACAACTTGATCGCCACGTCCATCACGGCCTTGGCTGCATTTAACGACCGTTCCATGACGCTGCTATTGTAGCCAATCAGAATCTGCTCGACCTGGCGCACCTGCTCGATCGTGAACTTCCGGTTCTCCACGTACATGTCCGCGCGCTTGAGCGCGATATCGCGACTCAGGCTGGACACTTTGTTCAGCATATCCTGCTGCCCCTTCTGAAGCACCACAGTAAGATCGCCGGGAGGTAGTGCACAACCGCGTCCAGCCGCGGCCGTAATCAATGCTTCATCGTCTGCCAGCCCAGCCTCGATTTCACGCTCGCGCGCGCGCGCCCACAACGCAGACTCATCAGCTATCTCGATCCCGTAGCCGCCGGCAGTCAAATCAGATAGCAACTTCCCCTGCAGCGCGTCAAGTGCTATAGATGTATACATCCCCTCGAAAAACGCGAAGCTGTTGGTGGGGGTCACAAGGTCGTAAGTTGGCGCGACCGAACTGAACGGCGGAATCTCAATGGCTATCGCTTGCGGTATCACAATGCCGGTAATTGTCGGGGCAAGCGGAAGCACTATTCCAGGGGACTCAGGAATCACTGGGTCAGCGACAGTCGGCGCGGTTGGAGCGTTCGGCAGGGCAGAACTAGGCGCCAATGGTATCACGACGGTTGGCGCATGTTCCGAGAAATCCGCAATCGCAAGATCAGGAATATCACCAATCACTTCGGGCGTGAACGTCGGCCCGCCCTCGGTTGTGATCCCGGCAATGGCGGGAACCGTGGGAAAAAGCGCCGTCAGAAGTGCGTTGGTCGTAGACGTGGAATCATAGCTGTAACCAGGCAGCGATATAGGCGGCGTGTCAGGAAGAGCGACGGAAAGATTCAACCCGGCCATACCCGCAAGTTGTGCGTTCACCAAGTTCACGGCGTTCATGGCAAAAGTTTCTTGCGCCGCAATAATACTGGAAGCATCAGCCATATTAGTTTCCTTATCAAACCCACCCGACTAAAGCGGGCACCACAGGCACGAAGTCAATACCGACGGGTGTAATGCGCGTTGGCGAATAGACCAGCGGGGAAATTACACTCGTACCAGAATATGTCTTCAGATCGTCTCCCACGTCGTCATAGATAAAATTGTTGTAATGCCTGAAGTCGCCGTGCGTGAGATCAGCAGGGATAGTTCCGGCATGACAGATGAGCACGGATTGGTTTTCGAGCAGCGTCGTCTCCACGTCGTCGGGCACGGAGGTGATCGTATCGTCGATCGTGTGCGCGCCAACATCCTTCATATAACGCAAAACAGGGGTTATCCACGGCGTAAAACCAACACCAACGGTATATGCGTACCACGACGTGCCACGCCCAAATGTGGTGCTACTACAGGCACGCGACTGCTGCCCTGTCCTGCTCATCACCATAGACGGGCTGTCCTGCATGAACACGGCTTCCGAGTCCATAAACGGAACCGCGATGATTGCGCCGCCTCGCCATTGTGTCGAGGTGTCGCTGTGTACCCATGCGTAGCCGAACGTGGGGATGATGTTCGCGTCAAAATTGATCCCGTATACCGGACTGCCTGGGTACGGAACATAAATCTGCGCGTAACTACCATCAACGAGCGACGGGTACCCATAGTCCATGTATCCAGATGTGGTATAGGCATAGAAATGGTATGGTGCATCAGGAACCGTGAATGCCTTCCCGCTGATTTCATCACGCGAGCCCTCTGTACGGCGATACGCAAACAGATTCGATAGCGTTATGCTGTCGCAAGTGAACGTGGCTCCATAATACGACGGCGCAGTGTAGGTATCCTCCCCAAAACCACCGTCAGGCCCTGTTGTGGACATGTCGGGATCAAAACCGTCCGAAGTTGTCCGATAGGCCCCTTGCCCCCCGTAAGCAGCAACCTGAACACGGCAAACTTTCAGCGCGTCCCTGATATAGAAAGCATAGAACGGGGCATCACAAGCAAATAGGTTCGTAAATTTCGGCGTCGTCTTTGTCAGATAACCAAGACCCCAATCTGGCTCCGCTATGCACCACAGAACACGATCAACCGACCAGTCCACCGGCCCTTCAATGACGTTCACGGTAGCAACAAACGTGGTAGTGGCGGGTATCACATCTCCATTGGTGGCAGTCGATGGAGGAACTTGTGTCGGCGTCATCGTTATGCGCCTATGCGTTGAACGCATCGCATAGCAAGGAACACCACTGATTGTTCCCTGTGAGAACGTCTCGTTCGCTACGATGTCTGCAACAAGCCCCGTCCAGTTCCAGTGCCAACCATAACCAAGAGACCACGCGTTTAGTGTTGCCCCAAAGAGGAGCGACTTCATGTTCTTCACGTCAGGCCGACAGGTGGAAAGCACATACGCTTCCAAATGCTCCCGATCCAGATCGTTAAGCGGGTTGGCGGAGGCCGGCGCTGTGATCAACCATTTCCGCATCTGCTCTCCAACCTTCGACGCGATCAACGCATAAACCAAAACACCAGTTGTCGTTGTTGCAAAGAGCCAGTGCTTTCCCGTCACTGTGTCTAAGAACACGCCCGATCCGGTGGTCAACTCTAAAGCGCCATATGCGATCGTGTCTGTTGCACGTGCGTAGGCCGGCAGCAATAACGAAGGCGCGCTATCGCCACCGGTAGGGCCTAACGAGACCGATGGCACGGCACTACCTGACGAGATAATGTAACCGTCTTTGTCCATCTTGTTCTTCGGGTAAGTCGGCTCTCCGTACAGGGCTTGCACGTACAACCGAGTCTTCCCGGTGAAAATAGAAGCCGGGCAAAATGTTGCACAGACCTTTTTCAGAGCGAGATTCATATCCGCTGGGTCGTCTTTTGTCCCTTGCGGGGTTGTCGATGTATCAACGATCATTCCAGAATGAAACGACTCCGCGGGATGAATATCAAGCGGTACCCGGCCTTTGATGTTTGCGGCTTTCGTGGGGCCGATATTGACGTGTATGGTTTTTGATGGGCCAACATCAATCTCGCCCGATACTTGCCCGGTACTATCCTTCCCAGGATTCTTGCGCCATCCCGGCACTGCCGAAATAAACGGCAAGTTGTATGCTCGCACCCCGAGAGACTCATACAATAGCCCAGGAACAAAGATGTTGGGGTCGCCCAAGCTGTTGGCGTACAGCTCCACCACGCCGCTATCCATCGCAATCGTCGCCAGACCTCCCTCAATACGGATGGAGTCGTACCAATCTGCGCCATCGCGCCTGGTGTGAATAATGATCTGCCCGTTACCGTCGGGGGTAGCGAACACTTTGCGGCCGAAGTCCACCCCCATGTTATTCAGATTCATCTTGAGCTTGCGAAGCAGAATCTTGGCAAATCCTAACCACTGCTCGCCACCAGGCGCGATGTCAAGTTGCAAGGGCATTACATCACCCGCCGTTTCACGGTCTTTGGATACAGCGCCACACTTGACAGCGTGAAGTCCGATCCGTTCTGGTTATCAACCTCCCACTGCCAGTATCTGGACTTCGGACCTTTGCCCACCGGGATACGGCGGGACCGGAGCCCGGCGCCGTTGTACTGAAGGAGGTACGAACGCGGGCCGCCCTCAGTGGAAATCATCTTGAACAACAAGTCCCCATCGGTCTCGTGCCCAAGGTATATGCGCGGGATACGCTTCAGGAAACTGCTGTCGTACTCCATCGCGCCGTCACGCACAACCGCGGCGATCGGCGCGGTGTTGTCCTGAGCCTGACCACCCAGAACGAACACGCCGTCGGTTGAGGCCGCAAGAACCTGCCCCTGAAATTCCGCGAAACTGTTGAATGTGAGCGTCGTGTATTCCGTCAGCGCCTTATTCTTCATGTTGAGCGCCCATGTACGGAAACTCGCTACCAGCGCGGCGTACGCAAGGGCATTGAGCCTGGGCGAAGGCGCAGTGCCACCGAAGGAGAGCACACCAACTGGATAGCCAACAACGAGCAATCTTGGGGCGGCTGCGCGGCCGATCAACGTCGCGAAGTTACCGGAAATACCGGAGGCTATGAGCCTCGGGGCTCTCGCGCGCAACGACGCTGAAAGCATGTTGCCCGCAAGCAGGATCGAGGATAGCCTCGGCGCCGGAGCAACCCCCGCTACCGATATCACCGCCGAGTTGGCGAGCGTGACGAGCAGGGTGGGAACCGGCGCGCGAGCCACCATGCGCATCACCGTTCCACTCAGGACTGTCGCTACCAGACGGGGGGCTGGAGCAACGCCCGTAAAACCGTTGAAGTCGATCTCTAGTCTTGGGCTCGGGGCCTGCCCAGAGAACGTGATGACGTTGCCGACGATACCTGAAGCGACCAGAATCGGACTCGGGGCCTGCCCAGAGAACGTAATGTAGTCGCCGGAGATAACTGAAGCAACCAAGCTGGGCACAGGAGCAACGGCGATGACGCCGTTCGCTCCCATGAGCAGCGCAGGGCGGGGGGCGACGGCGATGACGCCGTTCGACCCGGCGAGCAATAACGGTGCCGGAGCACGACCAATAATGCTAACACTCATAAGTCACCCTATCTTCCGGCAGAACTATGCTGCCGGAAGTGTGATGTAATTACGCCGCCGGGATCGTGAACTGGAACGTGCCCAGTGTCTGAAGCGCCCCGTTCGCTACCGCCGTGGAAGTCATGGTCATATCGGCACCGGACGTTGCAATGGTACCGTCCATCCGCAGATACACGGCGGAAGCATCGAGCGCACCCGCGTCGGCAATCGCTCCTTTGTAGCGGAACCAGCCGGCGGTTTGCGTGCCCGCGCCAACACCGGAACCCGACCATGTTTGCGTTGGGTCCTTGGTAAACATCCCCGCCGCGGCGTTGTAGTCCATGCGAAGCCCGTTCGCGGAAGCGATACCAACTACGCCCGTGCTCGCGCCCATGTTCGATGTCGCGGTTGAAGTGAGGCCGGTCGACGTCGTGGCGATCGTCTTACTATTCAGCGCAACACCAAGGCCGGGGGTCGCGGTGAGCGTTATAATCACCCCACCAGCGGTTGTCGCAACCACGAGGGTGTTGGCCGGGTTACGATTGATGCGGGTGCAGACATCCGTCGCTGTTTGGGCCAGGCTCGTGTTGTAGGCCACCGTGGATTGCCCAGGTACGTCGATCAGGTCGATACCGGCGAGAGTCAACGTGTCAACCGACCCGCTCGTGGCGCCACTCAACGTGATGAGGCCGGTAGCGTGCGTCTCAGCGGTGCGCGTGCCCGCACTGGATGTGATCGTCGCCAGCAGCGTGCCAGTCACAGCCAGATCGGGGGTAGCGGGCTGAGAACCGGTATAGAGCTCGATGCAGCCGGCGTCGAAAAACTCTTTCCACGAACCTTGCTCGGCAATGAAATTGGTTAATGCGGGTGAGTATTTAAGCGTCATGATGTGCTCCTATTAGGTATGTTATAAAGTTGCGCTGGCTGCTGTTTCTGCACCCTGCAGCGCTACAAGGCTTTGGATTATACCATTATTCCTATCCTGCCGTACGTATCCCCCGCCGCTCCGTATACAGCAACTACCCCGGCAACCGGTTCTCCTATGATGGTTGAATACACACCCCTGGGAATTGTTTCGACCAGCGTCATTGTGGAAGAGTCTATTTTGTAGAAATTACCACCAGGAACAGTATCTCTCGCCCACACAAATCCATTCGAGTCACAAAGCCCCACGATTAACGAATATCCGCCCTGTATGTTGGGATGGCGTCGTCCGCTATCTCCGCACCTTGCAGCGTCACGAGCCCCTGAACGAACCCGCGGTGCCGACGAACAAGCATCGCCCCTTTGTCTTGGATCGGGTAGAGGAATCTCTCATGGGTGAGATTCACGATCATACCATTATCCTCGCCCACGCATACCCCGCGCGTAGTCGCGAAGACCGCAACAAGCCGGCCCTTCTCACCCATGAGGCGGCCACCCTCGGCGCCGGCATTAACCATATCCTTACTGCAAACCGTGACGGCCCCCGGAATCGCACCATACGAAAGCTTCGGAGTCGACGTCCACTTCTCAGGAACGGTGCCGTCCATCCACACTACGTCATCAGCGGTACCAACATACGCGCCGCTGTTCATCCCGACAACAAGCGTGATCCGACTCGGGTACGTATAGTTCTTGCGCAGATCGAACAACTCGAGCGAATAGGGCTCAGAATAGTACAGCACGTTTCCGCGCGCAACCAGCGTGCGACCGCCATTCAGGTTGTCCACAATCTGACCGGGAGGCGCGGGGCGCAGGTGTTGCGTTATGAGCGGCACCTGCATCGAAGCTTCCATCTGGTAGACGAAAGCCCCCGCATTCGGAGCAAGCAGCCCTACGCGAAACAACATCTCACCGTTGCG